GTGCGTGTCTCCTTGAAGACGGATGACAAGTCCATTGCTCGAATCAAGCGCGATCACCTCGAGGCGGCCGACAACGATTACTGGGCCTCTTTCCTCTCCAATCAGTCTGAGGAGGTAGCGCTGCGGCGCTACCAGAGCGCCGTCCGTCGGGCGGACGCGATCGGTCTGACCTATCGTCCGGTCCACGAAATTCTTCAGCGTGAGAGCCTTCCCGACGTGGTCGCCAGGTTCGAAGCCATCATGGATGAGCGGACGCCGCCTGCGGTTGTGGAGGCTGCGCTTGGCGGCATCGACATTCCTCGAGTCACTGTGACCCAAGCCTTCAAGGTCTACTGTGACGAGATCAAGCCGGCCGAACTCAGGGGCAAGAGCGAGGCGCAGAAGAAGTCCTGGAAGAAGGTTAAGCTGCGGGCGGTCAACAACTTTGTGGCGCTGAATGGCGACATGGCCATGGATGAGATCGAGCGCCGGCATGCCCTCAAGCTCTTCGGGTTTTGGCGCGATCGCATTGCACCGACTGGGAACGGTGCGCGCCCAACCCACAATCCCTCTTCGGGCAAGAAGGACATGGGAAACATGCGGCAACTCTTCCGGGAGTATTGGGCCCATGTCGCGCCCGAGGAGCAACGGGCAAACCCCTTTGACGGGTTGACCTTCGGGGATAGCGAGAACTCCCGACCACCGTTCACGCATGACTGGATGGTCAACAAGATCATGGCGGCCGGCGCCATGGCGAACTTCAACGATGAGCTCCGCGGGATCGCTTACATGGTCGCCGCGGTCGGAGCGCGCCCAAGCGAGATTGCAAACCTCGATGCGCCGGTAATCGTCTTGAATGCCCCCGTGCCGCATATCCTCATCGCGCCTCGAACGGACCCCGACGATCCCCGACAAACGAAGACCAGGTCATCCATCCGGGCCATCCCGCTTGTCGGGTTGGCGCTGGCCGTCATGCAGCGTTTCCCCTCGGGGTTTCCCCGCTATTTCAATAAGGAGGGGACGCTCTCGAACACGCTCAACAAGGCGATGCGCGAGGCCGGGCTCATCCCGGACGAAATCCCCCCTGGCTACAATGTGGGGTATTCGGCCTATTCGATGCGGCACTCTTTCGAAGATCGGATGAAAACTGCGGGACTGGACGAGGAATTGCGCAAAATCCTGATGGGGCACGCTATTGATCGGCCAAGGTACGGCGTGGGAGGTGCGCTGGAGTGGCGTGCTGCGGAGATCGAGAAGGTTAATTTGCCATTTGACGAGGCATCGATCTGACGCTGGGCCGTGAGGCCCACACGGGCGGGGGCATACCAGATAGGATGCTCCTTTGGCTCAGTGGCTATCGATTGTGAGGGAAAAGTCGCCGCTTAAATAGGTATCCACCTCAAAAATTGGCAAAAACGGCGTGCTAAATCGGTACACCGCATCAAATTGTCCCCGAAAGAGCGAATTATCAAGCCATCCTCGGACTTGACCGAAGTAAAGCATCGTGCCCGGAATTGCTGCCGTTTCAATCTGCCATTTGGCTACATCAAATAGTTCGTCGCCCTGTCTGATATCTACATTACCCACTATGTCGAACATTGAAGGATTGTTTGGATCAGTAGATATCTGTTCGCTCAAGCACACAAAGTTCGTATCGAAGAGCCCCTTTTCGCGGCCGAATGCCAGAAGAAACTCGTGGGGCGCGTCCCAATCGACTCGAGCGAGTATGCGGGATTGATCATCCCTCCAGATTTCTCCGCCTTTTATCGGCAAACGCATCCCGCGCAGACGTCTTACTGCGTCCTCGGCCGGGGCCAGAACATCGGGGGGAACCGGGATGTTCGGGACTAAATCCACGGTCTGGTGGACAATTGCTCCGCTTACAATCTTCGCTTTGGATCGCAAATGGGGGGCGAGCGGACGTCCTGTGTCAATCTTGGGAGGCGAGCAGTCGCGACGTATCGCCGCGGGGCTAAGGATGCCCTGCACCTTACCAGCAAGATCCAAGGGCGACTCTACCTCGATCGCGAGCAACGGTACCTCGTCTGCGCGCTGTGTTGCTGAAACCAGCACAAACTCGGGGCCATTCAGAAGAGCAGCATAATGCGCCGCGACCTCTGGATGCCGAGCGTAGCTGATCGCCTGCTCAATTGCGTCGACACCGATCTTCTCATTTGGTCCCTTGATTTCGAGGACCCACCGACCGGCGCCTAGAACCGTGAGGATATAGTCAGCCCGCCCGCGGAGCACCGGATCGCCAGGTTTCTTTCGTCCAAGAGACACGCGGTTATACCGCAAAGATTGTTCGCGAATAATATCCGCGTCCGTTCCACGTGCATATCCCAGTGCATTTAAGAATGGAACCGCAACATCTTCCCGAACATCTGTCTCGTTGTCCAAATGCATGGTGACAATTTCATCCTATAGTATCTGGTGTGTTTCGGGGGGGTACAAGGCGACAAGTGAATATATAAAGAAAGTCTGCAATCTATATCAAGTTGATAGCTTTCAAAAGCACGCATAACTCCGGTTCTACCTTCGCGGCCCTGCGAACTCCGTCGAGGTCGACTTGTTTAGCAAGTTCCATGGTCGTCATCCCCTTATGGTAGGCTGGCCATTCGTGCTGGAGTTGTTGAAGTGAGATAGCAGTGGTGGGCGGTTGCCGTGCGTGGCATCCTGGTAAGTGACGCAGCAGAAATGCTTCGAATGCTGGGTCCTGCCAAATTATTTGAGCCCCAAGTCGCTTGAGGATGGGCGGCACAAGCTCGTCGCGTTGTGGCGATTTTCCAAGGCCATCCTTATCAATGAGTAGATATTTTTCATGATAAGGCTCTCGCGTGCGCTCGGTCCTTTTGATGATTTGTTCGGCACGTCTAGCTAGGTCAAGCGGATCCCCTCCGCCCGGCTGGAGTGGCTGCGCGTCCAGGTGGACTAATTGATCGTGGTTCTCCGCAAGGCGCTGTAGCAGTCCAACATAGCCACGCTCGCTGTCTCCCTCGCAGCCGATAAATATTCTCCGCCGGACAATCTGCTTTCGACGCATGGCCGAGCCCCATTAGCCGATCTGCGGCACCGCGCCGAACAAGCCGCTAAGATACTTCTTATATAGGTTATCGTCCCGCCGAATGCCCTTAAAGTCCTTCAGGGAATAAACCGACGTATGTCCCAATGAATCTTTCTCAGTAAAAATCACTTCCTCTTTCACAAGTGTATCGAGCAGAGTGACGTTGTGACAAGTCATCCAAAGTTGGGCGTTATGGGGATTCCGTTGGGGATCATGGAACCATCGAAGAATTTCTGGGAGGATCATAGGATGAATTGATGCATCCATTTCATCAACAAGAAGAATTCCACCACTTGAAAGAACATTTCGAATCATCGGGTATAACTTGACGAAGTGGCGTGTGCCCGAGCTTTCAAGATGAAGCGGCATTGGAACTGCTAGATTCTCATGAATGAACTGAAATAGTGGGCCATTGGCTCCTTGCACGATCTGAACCTCTTGAATGCCGAGGTCGATGCGTGGGATCTCTAGGTTCAAAAGCTGAAGCTGATCGGGGTATTGGGCATAGCTGCGTACGATCTGATCGTCACTCACCTCGGTGCGCTCAATAAATATATTGGTCAATACCGTAGATATCGCATCCCATATTCTCGTCGCTTGGGGATGCTTCAATTGATACAGAGTGGAGATCACGCTCGCATTCGGTCGAAGAATCGTCTGAAGAGGTGCCTTGAAGAGGCGGCGAAGGCCAAATTGCGAGCTGGCGGTAATGGTGCCATCCTCAAGCCGCTGGAAGAGACGAGTTGGTTTGCCCCGCTCTTCTGGCCAGTAGTAGAGCGCCTCGCGAATAACTCGTGCCTGTTCTTTGCCTCCGATTTCGAGCTCATATCTATATTTGCACATTGGTGAGCCCGGGTAAGGAGGCTGCGCCAGATCAACTGCGCCACCCAACTCAACGGCAAATCGAGCGGGCTCCGACAAAGCCTCGGCATCGTTGAAGCGATCAAACAAAATCCGTTGAGTAGGCTGTGCTGAGAAGGAGTGCAGCAGGAAGTGGGCTAGGAAAGCGATCACTCGAAGGACTGTGGATTTGCCGGACGCATTTGCGCCGAAGATGGCTACCGTTTTTGGCGCTCTTTCCTTGCAGCCCGCCCATAGCGGAGAAAAACGGCCAGGCACATCAGGGACATTTCCCGCGACTCTCAGGTCGATGACCTGAGGGGCGCGGATTGAATAAAAGTTCTCGACCTCGACACGGTAAAGCACGTCAAACTCCCCATTATCGAGTAAGTAGATAATGGCTAACTGGTAAGTTCAACAAAAAACCGTAGGGTTGTGTCTTAACGGGTTGCGGAGTCGTCATGCTTTGAGTCGGCTCATAAGCCGATCCTTCAACGCATCCGAGGAAAGCTCCCTTGCCCTGGCCTCGGCCAGAGCGGCCTCGAGGTACTCGGCATAGGGGAGGTAGACGTGACCGTTCTTGCCGGCGCGGTGCACGATAACCGCCAGGCGGTCGAGGCAGCGCTCGATCCGTTCGGCGCTCACTTGCTCTCCGGCCGATGCGGGCTTCATGGGTGCGCGCGTCCGTACTGGGCGATGTCGCGCTTGAGCGCGCCGAGGAAGGCGGCCTCGGCGTCGGGCCAGGCGAGCGGCTTGATCGAGCGGATGCGCTTGAAGGGTGGCGTCTCGAAGGGCGCGGGGCCGTTGGCCTGCGGAATGAGCAGCTTCCATTCGGTGGCCAGGGCAACCTCGTCGGCGTGCGCGACGGCTGCGGCCACCTCCGCGGATGGCGGCAGCAGGCAGAGGGCCTCGAGGATGGCGCTATCGACCTCGGCCTTGATATCGGCCACCGCCTTGCCTACCCCGGGCCAGTCGAGCGCCAGGCGCGCCACTATCGGCCGGATCTTGTCGCCGATGACGTATTCGTGGCCGTCATGGAGGCGAGCATGGATCACGTCGCCGGCAAGGGCCGGGTAGAGCGTCACGAAGATATCGGCCACGAGGTTGGAATGCTGGGCCACCGAGATCGGCAGCTCGGTGGCGCCAGCCCAGCGATTGATGATCGCCAGCCCGTGCGCCATCGCCTCGAGCGAGATCGTCGAAGCCTGCGGCGCCGCCAGGTCGACAATGCCGGTGAAGGTGGCCACCGGAATGAAGGCGCGCTGCTTTAGCCGGCTACGGCCCGCCTCGGTGATGACGAAGTCGAGAAAGTGGACCTGGCGCGCCTGCCCCAGGCGTTCCAGGCGGGATGCAGCCGCCTTGGTCGAAGAATGGGTGGCGATCACGCGGCCGCGGGCGAGTTGGGTGAGCAGCTGCAGCTCCTCGTCGACCGGATCGGCGTCCGCGGCTTCCTGAGCCGATGTCGTCAGCACGGGGCACCCTCCCGGATGACCTTCGTCTTGTGGATGTGGATGCGCTGGCTCTGAGCCTTGGCCCGGGCGAGCATGCGCTCGCGCGCATCGGCGGGGCTGGCGGCCTGCAGGTCGGCAGTTTGAGGCGTTCGCCTGGCGTCGGCGAGCAGATCGTAATGGACGCGGAAGTAGACCAGGGGGTGCCTATCCATCACGCACCCCGCGGCGGCTCGGAGCCCGCAAAGTCATCCGAAGCAAGAGCTATCGCCTCGGGCAGCAGATCCTCGATCTCGCGATGGGTAAACGCGTTCGACTGAAGACAGGCAACGATGGTGAGCTTGTCGGGAAAGAGATCGAGGATGGCTCTGCGTGCCAGGTCGAGCCGCTTGGGGCGATCGTAGCGAGGCGCGTCCCTCACCATCTCATTTCGGGCGGCGTCGATAGCCTTGGAGGCCAATGCGCCGATCTGTTCTTTCGTGAAATCGCGAAGGAGCAAATCCTCATCGGATACGCCAACGCCCTGGCCACGCAATTCCGTGATCGCGTCCACCATCCGACGCAGCACTTCGCTTGTAGCGTTTTCAGCTAGTGCCTCTGCTGAATACGTGCGCAATTTCGTCCTCCTGAAATGAGGACAAAAGATCAGCACGGCTGAAATTTTCAGTCAAGATGAAATTCAGTGGCGCTGAAAAAGCGGCTAGCTGTCTGTGCCGGTCTTGTCAGGAAGGGCGTTGATAAAGGCCATCACGACCTGAGGGTCCTTCTTTTGGATCAGGCGCATCAGATCGAGCACAGCCCCTTCCACGTTGGGGTCGCGAGAGAGAAGATCTCCAGGCTCACAAGTGAGTGCATTTGCGAAGGCGAGCAGTGTGCTGTCCGTAAACCCCTGAGCCCCGGTCTCTATCTGAGAGACGGCGGACACGGACATGCCGACGCGTTCCGCAAGGGCCTCCTGCGTAAGTCCACGATACTTCCTCCAGGCACGGAAGAAGTACGTCGGGCGCTGCGGCTTGAAGCGAGGCGAGACTTTATTTTTAGCCATGAGTGGAATTTTCCGCTCCTCCCATGATGCTAACCAGCGCGTTGCACTGAAATTTTCATCTTGACTGAAATTCAGTGTGACTGAATATTGCGGTCATGGAACAACTGATTTCTTGGTTGGATTGTGAGCGCGGTCGACGCAGCCAGTTGGCGGCGGCGCTCGGTATTCGCGTGAATGCCCTTTCTCAATGGCCCCGTGTCCCTGCGGAACGCTGTCTCGAAGTCGAGCGCATCACGGGTGTTTCCCGATACGACCTGCGGCCGGACGTCTTTGGACAACCGCCCTCTGCAGTGGCTGCGCGAGCGCCATGATGACTGCGGATCGTCTTCTCATCCTCATGCCAAGCGTTCCAACTGTGCCCGGACAACAGCGCGTCGTCGCCGGCGCTCTGCTGCCCTGGCGCTGTGGCGAGTGGTGTCCAGGGATCTTCCTCCTCAACTTGGCGGGCGGGCTGAGCCCCAGGCAGCCTGCCCGTCCTCTTGAAGGGGGCGCACGATGAGCCGATCACTGTTCCGTCGCCTTTCCGACGCCTGGTGGGCGTTCCGCACCGGCCATAGCCGGCGCGATATGCAGCGCGCGCAACTTCTGCGCGCGCGACGCCTGTTGCGACGCAATGCGCGGCGGCTGCGCAAGCTCGAATTGCGCGATGGGGATGCGCAAGCATTCCTCGGTGCGAGCGACGCCAAAGGCATCGCGCAGCGCTATCGCAACTACGCGCGCTATGCCGAGCTGGTCGGCTCTCTCGTGTTTCATGTCGGGCAGTATGAGTGCCGGCGTCTGGGCCTCTCTATGTCCGACGATGCGCCTGCTGGTCGCGATGGCGGCCCGATCAGCCGCGCAGGGCGGGCAGTGTTCGCGCTGCCGCTCTATCGTGGCCTTCGGGACTACGTGGTCGATCCTGAGCCTCTTTGGTGGCGCGTTCGGTTGCAGCTTCACCGTTGGTGTTGCGCCGCAAATGCCATGCTGTTCGGCATCGGCGGGAGGGGTGCGTGATGTCATCGTTTCCCGTCCCGCATGAGCATGGCGGCGCGCAGTCGGCGGATCATTTCAACAACCTCCTGCCTGGTCATGTCGATAGCCTGCCGGACGTCCTGGCGTCCCAGTTCGAGGCCGCGAAGGTCCGGATTGGGAAGTTCCTCGGCAAGCATCTGCGCGAGGATCTCGGCGGCACGGATGCCGCCCGCTTCGCTCGCCCCGGCCGGCGCCGACGTCAGTCGTCCGCAGGCGACTTCCAGAAGGCGCACCTTTATCTCGGCCTTCACGAGCTGCATTTCGGCTGTGCGCTGATCCATCTGTCACCTCCCGGAGAGGTTTGTGGCACCGCAGATCCCAGGACGCATCGTATAAATCAAGGCGATTTCATACATCGCTGCCAGAAGTGGTGGCGGCGATGATGGCTCGACGCCTCCCAAGTCAGACGTATGGCCTCTTCAAGGCGCGGTTCGACCAGCTGCTGGATCGGTTCGGCGGCTCGACCGGCGCGGCGGGCTATACTCGTCTTTCCCAGCCCGACCTGAGCCGCTGCGCCTCCACCAGCGAGCATAATGCGGATCGGTTCGTCGCGATCGACGTCCTGGCCGATCTCGAAGACGCTGCCGGCGACCCCGTGGTCAGCCGCGAATTGTGCGCGCGCCTCGGCTTCCTGGTGGTGCCGCTGCCGAAAGGCGAGGGGCCCGCCCAGGTGCTCAAGGCCAGCGGTCGCTCGGCATCCGAAATGGGCAAGCTCATGGTCGAGGTCGGCGCGGCACTCGCCGACGGCCGCATCGATCTGCGCGAGGCCAACGCCATCCTCAAGGGCGTCAACCAGGTCATGATCGACCTCGCCCACCTCGCCGAGAGCGTCCGCCAGGAAGCCTTTCGAGAGGAGGAACGGTCATGATGAAGTCGCGGCCCAGCCGGGCATCGCAGATCGTGGATGCACGCCGCCGCAGGCGCGCGCATTCGGGCAGGCTCGAATGCGTGGTGCACTACGGCGTCAACGGCGATGACGTCTTCGAGATCGGCCATGCCGGATATCCGATTCCGCTGGTGATCGATCGGCAGGGGCTGCTCGAGCTCAAGGGGCTTCTGGCCGAGGCCGAGGAAAAGTCCGAGGAGGCCGACCGGCGCGGCGCGGCCGCACGCATGTTCGAGCGCTCCGAGAGGCTGCGCTCATGAGCAAGCGCGGTCCCCTCCTAATTCCGATCCCGCTGCCCGTCTACGATCGCGCGAGCACCGCTGATGAACTCGCCGATCTGAGCCTCGGCGGTCGCGCGGGTGACGTCACTCATTCCCGTGACGCCCGACAGCAGGTGCTCGATGTCGTCGCGGATGGCCTCGATCTCAAAGCCAGTGGGGCCGACGCCTGCCCGTGCTGCACGTGCAATCAGCACCGCCATGGTTGCGCGAAGCGCCAGCAGACCGCCGGTGAGGGTGTCAAATTCGGCGTCGTTCATTGGGGTCTCCGGTATCTCAAACAGCTGGTGAACCATGCTTTCGCGAAGGGCCGAAAGCAATGAGCCTGCCTTACCACCAATACGCCAATCTCTTTCCGCTGATCGAAGGGCGTGAATTCAGCGAGCTCGTGGCCGACATTCGCGAGAATGGCCTGCTCGACCCGATCGTGATGCTCGATGGCCGCATTCTAGACGGACGCAACCGTTTTCGAGCCATGCTGACGGCCGGCCTCCTGTCGGACGATGATCTGAACAGTGCGCGCAAGGGCTTCTCCAACCGGACGTTCCGGCAGTTCGTGCCCGAGACCCAAGGCGATCCGCTGACCTGGGTGCTCTCGAAGAACCTGCGTCGCCGCCACCTCACGCCCGGCCAGTTGGGCATGCTGGGCGCCGATGTCGCCACCATGCGCCAGGGCGAGCGCACCGACCGCAAGCCCGACCTTCCCGCAATTGAGGGAAGGTCCAAACCCAGCCAGCCCGTCAGCCAGGCGCAGGCGGCCCAGATCGTCGGAACGCCCTTGGCCAATGTCGAGCGCGCCCAGGCGGTCAAGAAGAGCGGTGCCCCCGAGTTGATCGAGAGTGTGCGCAAGGGCGATGTTGCGGTGTCCGCGGCGCTCGAAATTGCCAAGCTTCCCGTCACCGAGCAGCTCAACGTGCTGCGCACGGCCGATCCGCGGGCCTTGGCGCGTATTGCCAAGGAGCGCCGGCAGGAAGTGCAGGAGGGCAAGCGCGCGCGCCGCGAGGAGCGGGAGCGGGAGCTGGCCGAAAAGGTGATGGCGCTTCCGGACCGGAAGTATGTGGTGATCCTGGCGGATCCCGAATGGCAGTTCCGGGCCTATTCGCAGGCCAGCGGCATGGATCGGGCGGCCGACAACCACTACCCGACCTCGCCGACCGATGAGATCGCCGCGCGTGACGTGCGCTCGATCGCCGCCGAGGACAGCGTGCTGCTGCTCTGGGCGACCGTTCCGATGCTGCTCGACGCCATCCGCGTGATGGAGGCGTGGGGCTTTGCCTACAAGACCCATTGGGTCTGGCTCAAGGATCAGCTGGGCACGGGCTACTGGAACCGCAACCAGCACGAGCTGCTGCTGCTCGGCGTTCGGGGCGCGCCGCCCGCGCCGGCAATGGGCGATCAGTTCCGCTCTGCCCTGGCCCATCCGGTTGGCGCTCACTCCGAGAAGCCGCCCTTCGCGCACGAGATCGCCGAGCGCTACTTTCCGAACGTCCCCAAGATCGAACTCAATGCCCGCCAGGCACGCCCCGGCTGGGACGCATGGGGCCTTGAGGCCCCCCTCGAAACCCCGGTCGCCGACATCCCCTCGTCGGCGCCGCACGGGGAGGGGTTCCCCTCATCCCTCCCCAACCCTTCCCAAGCGAAAGCTTCCACGGGCAACGGCGCGACCGAAGCGGCTGCGGCGATTGAAGAGCCGCTCGACAGCGTGGCGGGAGAAGCGAGTAGGGCGAGCGTCGGCGCCGGTACCGACGCATCCGCATTCAAGTCGACGCCCGCCACCGATGCCGTGATCAAGGCGGCCTACGGGGCTGGCGCGGTCGACCTCTCCGCGCTCGCCGGACAGTTGGGCGCGACTAAGCTGCAGGTGCGCCGCCGGGCCAACCAGCTGGGCCTGAGCAGCCGCGAGCGCCAGCGCGCCGCCGTCACGGAATCCAACAAGCGTCGAAGCAAAACGGGAGGGGCACAGTGACCCTGCTCTACGATCCTTTCATCCCCACGACGGGCGCGCCGCGCCGCCCCACCCGCATGGAGCTGCCGGCCGCAGGGCCAGCGCGCCATGCCCGGAACGTGCGGGCGCGCACCACCAGCCGCTTCATGTTGCGGGCCCCAAGCGGCGAATATGTCCGCTTCGACCTCGGCGGCCTGGTGACGCGGCGCGATCATGCCTGGATCGGCTTCGCCTCCGAACTGGAAGCTGTGCGTCGCAAGCATCCTGAAATGGCCGCTTATGCGGTGATCGTCATCAAACCCCCGGCACGGCCGATCAACTACTTCGTCGGCAAGCGGGGGCCGCGGTGAGCGACCGCACGGGCATAGAGTGGACCGAGGCCACGTGGAATCCGCTGCGTGGCTGCTCGCGCGTGAGCGAGGGGTGCAGGCATTGCTATGCCGAAGGCATCGCTGCGCGGTTCTCCGCCCCCGGCCAACCCTATGACGGGCTGGCTCGGCTCGTCACGCGCCCGGATGGCACGAGCGAGGCGCGATGGGCCGGCAAGGTGGTGCTGGCTCCCGAGAGCGTGCTCCAGCAGCCGCTCCGCTGGACGCGGCCGCGGCTGATCTTCGTCAATTCCATGAGCGATCTCTTCCACGAGGCGGTGCCGGATGAATGGATCGACCAGGTGTTCGCCGTCATGGCGGCGGCGACCTTCCACACTTTCCAGATCCTGACCAAGCGCCCCGAGCGCATGCGGGCCTACATTTCCAGCCCGGCGACGGTCGATCGCATCCTGATGCGGGCACGCGAGCTCGATCCGGCGCTCTGGTATCTGGACTGGCCGATGCCGAACGTCTGGCTGGGCACCAGCATCGAAGATCAGCCGACGGCCGATACCCGGATTCCCTACCTGCGCCGCACGCCGGCAGCGGTGCGCTTCGTCAGCGCAGAGCCGCTTCTTGGTCCGGTCGATCTCTTCGCAGCGCTGGGCGTGTCGGTGCACCACCACCCGGCCATCCGCCAGACGACGGCGCTCAACGCCCTGGTGATCACGGCGGCGGGCCGTGCCCTGCAGGAAAGCGGCGGGTCCCGGATTCACCAGGTGATCGTTGGCGGCGAGAGCGGCCGGCGTGCGCGTCCGATGCATCCGGCCTGGGCCCGCCTGCTGCGCGACCAGTGCAAGGCGGGCGGCATCGCCTTCTTCTTCAAGCAATGGGGCGAGTGGACCGACGCCGACGTCGCTTTCGACGGTGCCGCACCGCACCCCCTCAATTTTACCGATGCCGGGCGCTTGGCCGAGCAGCTGGGCATGCCGTTCGAGCATCACTCCGATGGTTCGACGCTGGTGCGCGTCGGCAAGCGCAAGGCCGGCCGGCTGCTCGATGGCGTGCTGCACGACGCCATGCCTGCTCCCCTCAACCCTCAATCGGCCTCACACGAAAGGATCTGGGCATGAAGTCCGCTATCCAACTCATCCGGGAGGCTGATCGCGGTCAGCTTCTCACCGACATGGAGGATGCCCTCCAGGAGATCGTCAACGCCATGGAGCTCTATGGCGGCACCGGCGACATGACCATCAAACTCAAGGTCAAGAAAAAGGGCGACGCCTACATGATCGGCAGTGAACTCAAGTTCACCGTGCCGCAGCCGCCCCGCATCGAAGCGATGTTCTTCTTCGATGCCGACGAGGGTGAGTTCACCCGCCGCGACCCCCGCCAACCCCAGATCCCGTCAGTCGTCCAGGCCGCCGATTTCAATCCGCGGCGCAACCCAACGGAGTAACAGCCTATGGCTCCCAAACCTGAAAGTGCCGCCCAGCAGCTCGCCTCGGAGATCAGTCTTTCCGGCGACGTTGCTGCCATCCTCGATATCGGGCGGACCGTCGCCGCGCCCGTTGTCGTCGCCAGGCCCGACGGGGCGCAGATGCTGGTCTATGGCAAGGACCTTACTGCCCAGGTCATGCCGGCGCTCAACCTCGTGCTTCCCGAGCGGGTGACCCAGCGCGAGGTGCTGGTCGAGCCGGCGTCGTTCGTCGATTATCTCATCCGCTTCAAGTCGACGACGGCGATCTGCCGCGCCTCGCTCTCCAAGAACTCGATCGAGGCCGTGCTCGACTATCATGGCCCCTCACGCACCGACACTGCCGATGGCGCAGTCCCGCAGCCGCTTTCCCATATCGTTGTTCTCGAGTGTCCGTTCGACATCGACTATGCGCGCTGGCGCGACGTGTTCGGCAAGCTGCTCAAGCAGGGCGAACTGGTCGAGCTGCTCGAGGACATGATCCACACGATCGGTGAGCCCTTCGCGGCCGATCTCATGGATTCGATCAACGAACTCAAGGTCGACCGCTCGATCAAGTTCAAGTCGGGCATCAATCAGACCAACGGCACCGTCCGCCTGACCTACGAGGAAAACGACACCGACGCGGGTGGCGTCGGCCAGGTGACCCTGCCACAGGAACTCAAGCTCATCGTGCCGGTGTTCCAGGGCGGCAATCCCGTCAAGATCGTGGCGAAGCTTCGCTACCGGCTCGATCGCGGCGCCATCGGCTTCATCGTGGCGGTTCCCGGGCTCGACAAGCTCGAACGCGACCAGTTCCGCAATATCGGCGAGCTCGTTCGCGAAAAGACCAATACCCCGGTCTACTACGCCGCCTAGCGCGGGCCTCGGCCCGCGTGCATGCCATGCGGGCCCTCATTTTTCCTTCCTTGGGGGCGGCATTGAACGATCTTCCGGAAATGGCGCTGTCGATACGGCAGCCTTGGTGCTGGGCCATTCTTGAGGCCGGCAAGGATATCGAAAATCGCAGCTGGTGGACGTCGCGGCGCGGCCCGATCTGCATCCATGCCAGCAGCGGCATGACGCGCTTCGAATACGAGGATTGCCTGGCGACCTTGCACGGGATCAGCGCCAGCCATCCGTTCCCCCCGGGCCTCAAGCTGCCTGCCTTGGACGCGCTGCAACGCGGCGGCATCGTGGGTGTGGTCGATATCGTCGATGTCGTCACTAGGAGCGCCAGCCCTTGGTTCTTTGGCAATTACGGCTTCGTGCTCGCCAATGCTCGCGCTGTCCCCTTCGTGCCTGTGAAGGGCAAGCAGGGCTTCTTCCGCTGGCGGGAGCGGCTCTGATGGCGAAGCTTTCTCTCTGGCTGCATCGCGAGGAGCGCGATGCCTGGCTTGTCTCGCGCTCTGGCCTCGGGGCCGGCGTCTATCTGCCCAAGTCGCAGATCGCCCTCGAGGAGGGTCACCCGCTGCCGCTCGCCGGCCCCGTGGGACCTGTCGTGATCGTCCTTCCCGATTGGCTGGCGGAGGATCGTGGCCTCATCGATCGCGAGGACGAAGCGCAGGGAGGGCTGTTCTGATGAACAAGTTTCTCCCGTCTCAGAATTGGGCGCTCGATGATCGCATGACCGTGGTGCTGTTCGCCGGCATGGGCGGCGGTTGTGACGGACTCGAGGACGCCGGCTTCCATGTGCATCTGGCGATCAACCACGACCCGCTGGCGATTGCGGTTCATGAAGCGCGCCACCCTCACACCACACATATGCGCTGCGACGTGTTCGAGGTGGATCCGCGCGCGGCCACGCGCGGGAGGGGTGTCCGTGTCCTCCATGCCTCGCCCGACTGCACGCACTTCTCGGTCGCCAAGGGCAGCAAGCCTGTCAGCAAGCGGCGTCGTTCTCTCGCCTGGGTGGTCATCCGTTGGGCTGGTCAGGTTCGGCCGGAAGTCATCACGCTGGAGAACGTGCGCGAAATCCAGACCTGGGGGCCGCTAATCGCCAAGCGCGACAAGAAGACAGGTCGTGTGCTCAAGCTGGACAAAACCGTTGCGGCCAAGGGCGAGCGCGTCCCGGTGGAGCAGCAATGGCTGGTGCCCGATCCGCGTCATAAGGGGCGCATCTGGAAAGCCTGGCTCAAGCACCTCGCTGCGCTCGGCTATAGCTTCGATGGCCAGGTGCTGGTCTGCGCCGACTATGGTGTTCCCACGATCCGGAAGCGGTTCTTCGGCGTGGCCAAGGCTGATGGCTCGTCCATTGCCTGGCCGGAACGCACCCATGCCCCGCGTAAGCTGGCCAGGAAGCTCAAGCTCAAACCTTGGGTCGGCGCGCACACGATCATCGACTGGTCGTTGCCCATGAAGTCCATCTTCGATCGCAAGAAGCCGCTCGCCGACGCCACGCTTCGTCGGATAGCTCGCGGCGTCATTCGCTACGTGATCGATGCGCAAGACCCATTCATCGTGCCGATTACTCACTCAGGCGGCGACCGGGTCAACAGCGTCGCCGATCCACTACGCACCCTAACCACGGCGCATCGGGGTGAGATGATGCTGATTTCGCCGCACGTCACCAAGTTTCGATCCGGGGCGACGGGCAGCGAGCTGCGCGAGTCATTGCCGACCTATACGGCCAATAGTTTCGAGAAGCGACCAGGTGGGGCTGCGCCGCTGGGAGTAGCTGCCGTACACCTTGAAAAGTTCAGCGAGAACTCTGTTGGCCTCGATCCGCGCGATCCCCTCAAGACAGTGATGGCTGGTGGACAGGCGCACGCTGTAGTGGCAGCGCATCTCGTGCGTACTGATCAGGCCAGCGCAGCTGCTCGCAATGGCATCCACGATCCTCGCGAGCCGATCAATACCCTACATACCGCTGGCGGTATGGCCGTTGCGGCGGTGACGATGGTCCAGACCGGCTATGGCGAGCGTGACGGCCAGGCACCGCGAAGCCTCGACGTCGGCGAGCCGGTTGGAACGCAGGTTGCTGGCGGCTCGAAGGCCGCGCTCGTCGCAGCATTCCTGGCCCAGCATAATGCCGACAGCCGTCGCATTGGTGGGGTCAACCCGGGCAGAGATGCGAGCGATCCGCTGGCGACGCTGACGATGCAATCGCAGGTGGGTGTGGGCGCGGTCACCCTTGGGCGTCTGCGCGGCGCCGATGTTGCCGGCCAGGACATCTGCGAGCCGCTTCCTACCCAGACCTGCGGTGGCGGGCATGAAATGCTCATCATGCCGTTCCTCCAAACCTACTACGGCTCGGGCGACAACAATCACAGCGCCCTCGATCCGCTTCATACGGTGACAGCTGGCGATCGGCACGGCCTCGTCACGGTTGAGGTTGATGGCCAGACAATGGTGATCACGGACATCATGATGCGCATGCTCGATTGGAGCGAGGGCGCTCGCGCCCATGGCTTTGAGCCCGAAAGCCTGATGCACGAAATTGAGGTCGTGGATTCTCGCGGTCGCGTCACGCGCCGAAAGCCCAACAAGACCGAATGCGGGCACCTGATCGGCAACTCGGTGCCGCCGCGCATGGTGAGGCTGCTGGCCGAGTGCAACGCTCGTCGGGAGCTCGTAGCAGCATGACCACCTCGCTCGAATGGGGTTTTCGCGAGCTTGATCTGCGGCGCGCCGAGGACGGTCGATTTCCGGTCGAGCCGGTGCGTGGCACGGCGGAATGGGATGAGTTCGCGCGGATGAAGCGCGCGCGGGCCCGCCGGCGCAAGGCAATGGGATTCTCCCGGGCCCATGCGCGCTCGTGGGTCAATGAGGCAGCTCGCCGGGAAGGTGGGGCATGAAGACGATGCCGCTGACCCGGTTCACCGCAAATACCCGGGCGATCTGCTACGGGTGCGATGCCGCTTGGCACGGGCCTGCGGGGCCCAGGCAGGCCCGCGACCATGCCTTCGCCACCGGTCATCATGTCGAGGTCGAGACGGCCGTTACGGTCAACTACAATCCCTTTTCCCTGAGTCCCGAAGTCGAAGCTGCAGTTCGGCGGGCGCGAGAGCTTGTTCGGGTGCGCTTGTGACGGGGCGGCACTTAGTTTTTCCAAGAGTCGGTGAGAGGGGTCCCCTTGGGAGGGTTGGACAGCGATGCATGGCGCGGGCCGGCGATCCATTCCGCAAGTGTCCGTTCGTTGACGACTGTTCGATTCACCTTGCCACCCTTAATCAGCAGTTGGGATTCGGGCAAAGCAAGGCTCAGCTGCCTTCCGTCGAATGGATGCATAACGCGGAATTCGCAGTTGGTGAGATTGCAATCAATAAATCTCACACTGACCAGCGGCACCATGTGAATGCGCGAATTTTCGAAATTGCACTTGGAGAAGGTCACGTTCGAAAATATGCATTTCAGCATTTCAATGTTGGAAAAGTCATCACCAAAGAACGAGATATCATCAACAACTATATTTGCCAGCATCAGTCTTCCGTCTTCGATAATATCGATGCCGCGTGGCCAATCATTCTCACTTTCTGTGAGTTTCCTCAACTTCCCGATCGTGCCAAGTGCCTGCCCGGTAACATGCGCACGATCGATCGAAGACCAGGTGGTCAATGGCACGGGCGGGTTAATGAACGGATTGTAATTCTTCATAGCGGCAGCGCCTCTTTCTCCAATGTGCGCGCCTGTAACTGCGATTGCCGCTTCCCAATAGGTTTCAGGGTCTTCCCGCGCTACGTCGAGGAGCAAGGCGAGGCCCCCAATTGCTGGAGCTACGCTCTCATTATTGATGAGTTCAATGGCCTTCTGAAATCTTGCCGACCTATTGGTGCCCCGGCTGACCTTGAAGCTTCCGTAAGCAATAATGCCCGCGGTGCCGGCGGCTGCGATCGTTGCCAGGGTTGTCAGGTGTTCCACGATACCTTTTTGGCCAAGCCAGAGGGTTCTGCAGGTCTCCGAGCAATTCGGGAGGAAAACGGACCAAATCAACAAAACGGACAAGCCGCCAACGACCAATCCGACAAACATGCTTCCGCCAGAAACTTTGAAATGCTTCACGAGGGAGCCCCCTTTTCTACTCTCGCGAACTATTCTGCTAATTTATGCAGCTTCCACCAGCACCACCAGCCGCTTGCCCAGCACCTTGAGGCCCGCCTCGAGCGCCTGAATCTTGGTCTGGTGATAGGGGTCGCGCATCCGCACCACCTCGTTCTTGGCCTTGCCGAGCCTGGCCGCCATTTCGGCGAGCGAAAGCCCGCTTTCGTCGAAAGCCCGGATGAACGCGAGCTTGGCCGACGTGCCGGCCGAAACCGGGATCAGGTGTTGATCCTTGGCCGGTTTGGCTCTTGTGGCCGCAGGCTCGGGCAACGGCTTGCGGTCGTTCGCCATGGTGAGCAGCATCACCTCGAGCGCGTCCTGCGCGTTCTCGATCGCCTCCGCCAAATCCTTGCCGGCCGATACCGCGCCCGGCACATCCGGGAACTGCACGAGCCATCCGCCCTCGTCGGGCGTGAATTGAGCCAGGTAATGCATTGTCCTGCCTTTCGGTCCTCTGGAAACTTAGATCATGTGCCGGGGCTATTTAAGCCCCAGCTGCTTGCGGATCAGCTTTTCGTAATTCGGGGTTATCTCGCCCGACTTAACGGTTGTCTGCACGTCACCGAAAAAGATCACACAGTGCCCGCCCTTGCCGCGCGCCATGTTGACCGAGAACGGTACGCCCATAGCACGGGCTTCCTTGTTCAGCTTCTGGATCAATTGGTTGCGCTTCATCGCTCGCTCCGTCTGATGCCCTTTACGTCGCACACATTTATGTGTATGGCAAGCAAAAACGGACACAAAATTGTGTGCGAATTTGGCGCATGGAAGGGGGCCGCGGCGTGACGTTATCTGCCGCAATCATCAGGGAGCTTGTAGCGGCTGGCTTGGCCGGCCAGGCGCTCGTGGCCGCCTGCGAGCGCATCGAGGCGGCCGACGCCCTCAGGCGGTCGCCTGCCGCTATCCGGCAAGCCCGCTATCGTGCGCGCCAGCGTGAGTTGGCGGCTCCGGTCCTCGAGCCCGTTGGCCGGGTCGAGGTGGCCGAGCGTTGCGTAACGCGCGTAACGCCTGAGCCGGCCAATTCTGGCCGGGTCGCGCCACCTGCCATGCGCTCGGTCATCGATAAGCATGCGGCTCGTCGTGGCGTGAATGCCGCACCCGGATTGTCGCCCTCTGCGCGTCGCGTGGCGCATCAACTCATCGATCACTTCAATCGCGAAACCGGCCGCTGCGACCCCTCACACGCCCGGCTGGCGGGGCTTTGCGACCTTTCCGAGCGCTCGGTGCGCCGAGCCGTTGCAGAACTCGATGCCATCGGCCTCATCGTGCGGCGCCGACATGGTGGCCGCTATCATGCCAATGCCTATGCGCCCGATTGGGCCCGGCTCGTCGCGCTCGATGGTGGCCGGTTGCCGGCCAGCGTAACACCCGTAACGCAACGGCCGGTTTTGGCCACCGAGCAGGCCAGAATTGTCCGCCAAACCCATATAGAGAACCTAGATTCAAGATCTGGGTATGTGGCACCACGGCGGGTGCGTCGGCCCAACCCTGCCCAGCGGGAAATGCTGTTGCCGGTGCCATCGTCCAGCGCAGCGCGAGAGGCCGCCCATCGGCGCCTGTGGGACGCGACCAACGTTCATCTTCGCCGGCTTGGTTCAAATGATGCCTATGCCCAGGCGCTTGCGGCGCTGACCGAGCAGGATTGGGACCGGGGCACCGACGCCGAGCTTCGCCGCCAAGGATCCGGCCTTGCCGTCTTGCTCGCCGGCACTGGCCCGCCGGTCGCGGCAACGGGCTAGCGTTGCGTGTGTGGATGGATCGAGCATCGGCTTGGGAAAACGGAAAGAGGCGGCAATTGACGGGTAAGGCGACCAGAAAGCGGATGGATGTCGAGCGGCTGATCACCTGGGCTCTGCGCGATCAGGGCTTGGGCTGGGTCGGCAAGGAACGCGTCCGCGAAGATTTCTCCGACTATGGCACGTTCATCGATGATGGCGGCTATTCGGGCTCTCACCCGACGATTGGCCTGCTTTGCGACGACGATGCCGAGGCGGTCAAACATGCCATCGACCACGAGCTGCCGCGCGAAGCCGGCGCATTGGTGATCCAGTACGGCCGAGCCGCGCTTCGCCCCGAGGCCAGCGATCCAGATCCGGTCAAGGAGCCGCTGCGGGCGCGAAACGGCAAGCCGCGTTGGCACTATGCGATCCCGGGCGACACCAAGAGCCGGAAGATCGCCCCGATGATGGATGAGCACAAATATTCGGCCGAGTGCGAGCTCGTCGCGTTCCAGCGGGCGCAGTACGCATTGTGGAGGCAGGCTTTGGTTGATCTAGTGCCTATCCTCAACCGTCGCCTCGATCGGCATTACGCGACGGGACCGGAAGCGCCCAAAGAGCCGTGGCTGGCGGCGCACCCGATCACGCCACAAGTGATCGTCGCTGAAACCGACGGCGATGCCGACGTTGAAACCGATGATGAGCCGGCCTCGATCTCGCTCGAAGAGCGCCGCCGCGCAGCTGGGGCGCATGTGCGCTCGGTCGCAGACGATTGGGGAGCGCCAGGCGCGGCCAATCCGGCCGGTAAAGGGCCGTTGACCGTCGTCTACGCGGCGCCGGAAAAGGCCAGGAAAGCACCTCGGGCCGAATCGCGCCGGGGAGGCAGTGCCCGGACTTCTTGACTTCCGCTTATAATTTGCGGCACATGAGAGGCATCCCAATAGGGATTCGCACGCGCTGCGGCCAACCGGCCCGGCGCGTTTTTTGTTGCCTGCGATTTCCCACCTTCACCCAGGAGTTTCCCATGCGCATCACCCGACTGATTTCCGTCTTTGCCATCGATGGCTGTCCGGCCCGCATCTAGCGCGGCCCATACCGGACAATGGCGCCGCCTTCGGCGGGAGGGCGGCGCCGTTTCCTTCTCCGACTTTCCCTCAATTGCGGGAAGGTTCGACAAGGGAGCGAAAGCGGCAAATGGCGACGGTATCGATTCATTGGGCAGACGACACGCTCAAGCGCTATGCCGATCTCATCGCCCGGGTGGATCGGGAGAGCCCGGTCATCCTGCCGCGTATCGTCAACCAGGTTGGCAACCGAGCCAAGACGGTCGTGATCCGCAACCTAACCAAGCAGACGGGCTTGCCGCGCAAGACCATCGTCAAGGCTGTGGGCGATCCGTCCAGGGCAACGGCGGGCAAGCTCTCCTACACCATGGTGACGCGCGGTGGCTTCGTCCGGGTGAAGTATCTCGGTGCCCGGGAGGTTCGCGGGGGTGTGCGCGCCAAGCCGTTCGGTAAGTCGACGTTCTTCGCTGGCGCTTTCATGAAGGGTGGTTCGTTCCCGCGCCGCGTGAACGTGCCGGCTTTCGATGGGCATGCGTATCGGCGCTTGAACGCGTCGGGCACCAAGATCACTCAGGTCCGCTCGCAAGTCCGCATCCCGCACGAGATGACCACGGGTGCGACCGTGAGGGCCTTCGAACAGGTCGCGGGCCCGCTCCTCGAGCAACGCGTGATGCGAATGCTCGGCCAATATTTCGCGAAATAGGCCGGTCAGCCCCCACCCCCGGGTTAGGGACCGTATCCGGCCCCACCCCTCCTGCGGGTCGGCGCGACTGCCGGATTTCGCCAGTCTGACGGCTTTTTACGAGCCTAAACAAATGAGCCTAAAGAGCTAAACAACCGATTTGAGCCGCTAAAGATGGATGCGCAGATCGTTTCAAAGGGCGAGTTCGCCAGGATGATCGCGGTCTCGCCTGGGCGCGTGAGCCAGATGATCAGCTCCGGCATGATCGGGCCCGACGCCCTCGTCGGCGAGGGGCGTATGGCCAGAATTCGCGCTGCGCTCGCGCTCTCTCAGATCAAGAGCCGTCGCGACATTGGCCAGGCTCTCGGAAATGGCTTGGGCACGCGGCTGGAAGAATCGGCGACCGCTCACGCCGATTTCGGGCAACAGGCGCCTGCAGACGATGAGCCTCGGGTGCTCGGTACCGAGGACCTCATCAAGCTTGAACGGCTGGCAATGGAGCGCCGGCGCAACCGTCAAGCCGAAGAGGATGACGCAAGGCGGCGCGGCGAGCTGATGGAAACCAAGCAGGCGCGGGCGGAAATGACCCGCATGGCGACCTCGATGCTCCAGTCGTTCGAAGGTGCGCTGCCAGACTTCGCAACCGCCCTGGCGGCCAAGTTCGAGTTGCCTCAGCGCGATCTGCTCCACGAACTGCGGCGGAGCTTCGTGTCTTACCGCGCCGCAGCTGCAGATCGGGAAGCGAAGCGCGCCGCCGGCTTGCCAACGCATCGGGAAGCTGTGGTTACGAAGGGTGAGTTCACGTCATGACCGATATGATCGTGACCGTGGCCAATGCCGAGCGGGTGGGTGCGGAGATCCTCGCCGACGTGCTTCAACCGCCGCCGCCGGTGGACTACTTGCAATGGGCGGTCGAGAACATCGAGTTCTCGAAGCGCGAGAGCCAGTTTGCGGGCCCCTATAACCGCGAGCTGTTCGGCTATTTCGACGAGATCCTGCGGGCGCTTTCGCCAGATGATCCCTGCCGCATCGTCACGTTGATGAAGAGCGCCCAGCTCGGCGGAACCGTGCTCGCCAATATTTTCGTCGGTGGCTCGATCGATATGGATCCGGGCGATATCCTCTACGTCCACCCGACAGAGGGTAATGCCCAGCGCTGGAGCAAAACGAAGCTCTCTCCGATGCTGAAAGGCACGGGGGCGCTCGCGAAGCTTTTCCCGATGAAGAGCAGGGATGGAGCCGACAGCGTTCTTTACAAGGAACGCGTTGACGGGAAAGGCGCGATTATCATCGGCGGCGCCAATTCGCCGGCGTCTCTTTCGATGATCACCGTCAGCCGCCAGGTGCAGGACGATCTCTCGAAGTGGGAGATGAACACCGCCGGTGATCCTGAAGTGCAGGCCGACAGCCGTTCTCGCGGGCGCGAGGATGCGAAGATCTTCAAGATCTCCACTCCCCTGGTGGAGCCCGGTTGCCGCATCACCGAAAACTACAAGCAAGGGTCACAGGAGAGGCTGCACGTTCCCTGTCCTCACTGTGGGCACATGCAGGTGCTGGAGTGGGAGAACTTCGCCGCCAACATCGACGAAACCCATCCCGAGAACGCGCACTTCGTCTGCGCCGATCCCGAATGCGGTGGGGTGATCGAGGAATATCATCGAGGCCAGATGATCGCCGGCCACGAGTGGCGGGCCGACAATCCATCGGCAAAGAGGTTTCACCGGTCGTTTGAACTCTGGTCCGCCATCTCATTGCTCCAGAGTTTCGAGCGAGTGGCGCGCGAGTGGATCGGGGCGAAGGGCGATCCTGCCGCTGAACAGGTGTTCTTCAATGATACCGTTGGGCGCGCTTACCGCACGCTTGGGGAGGCGCCAGGCTGGGAGGCGCTGCGCGATCGGGCTGCGGAATCCACGTACGATCGGGGCCATATCCCGGCAGGGTTTCCGATCGTTACCTGTGGAATCGACTGCCAGCAGGACCGCGTGGAGTGGCAGGTACTGGCCTTCGGTCGCGATCGGAAGCGGGCAATCGTCGATTACGGCGTCTTCCCGGGCCACATCAGCGAGGAGCGGTGCCAGCTCGCTCTGAACGGGTTGCTTGCGCAAACCTGGCCGAATGCATTCGGTCGGCGCATTGGGCTGGACCTGACAGGGATCGACGGCAACGCCTTCACCGAAGATGTCTGGGATTGGGTGAAGAAGCATCCAACGTCGAGGGTGATCATGCTCCGCGGCGTCGGTTCTGAGGCGGCGCCCTTGCTTGCCCGGGTCAAGCGGGAGCGCGACAAGCAGGGCAAGCTCGTGAAGTGGTCGCGCCGCTTCTACAATTTCGCGGCGTCGGTCATGAAGATGGGCCTTTACCGCAACCTGGTGAAGACCGACCCCATGCAGCGGGGATACGTGGCTCTGCCCAGGGGCCTCGAGGATGAGTTCTTCCGCCAGCTCACGGCTGAAAGCCGAAAGCCAGAGCGGAACAAAAAGACCGGCTTCGTTAGCTACAAATGGGTGAAGGCCCCCGAGCAGGCGAACGAAGGTCTGGATACACACCTGCAGGCGGAGGCCACGGCCATCAAGTTCGGCGTGCGCTCGCTGCCGGATGCGCTGTGGGATCGCTACGAGGCCGAGCGTGAATCGGCGCCCCAGCCAGTGCAAGGCGACATAGAAGATCTCTTCAATGCTGTCGATGCAGCTCCAGAAGACCGGCCGGCAGCCGAACGGCCCAAAGACAATGCCAGTTCGGTTGCTTCGGCGCGCGAAAAATACAGGAAAAGATCGAGATGAGGGTGCCGAACGTCGGGCGGAAGGCCGGGCCGAGCAGTGCTGAGAATGCGCCGCCGCGCGTCCGCGCAGGCTACCTGCGGGATACTCGCTCAGGTGTCATCCAGTCGCGTCCGGCGATTCTACGTGAAAGTCGCGATGAGATTCGCCGTGCCTGGCGCCGCTCGGCCGCGCTCGCCATGGACATCATGCAGAATTCGGGCCGCCTGCGCGGTGCGGCGGACCAGGTGATTGCCGACACCGTGGGTACCGAGCTCAACCTCAACCTGCAGCCGAATGCCAATGTCATGGCGCGGTTGGGCTACGACGAAAAAGAGATGGCCGATTTCGTAAAGCTCGCGAAGGAGAGTTGGAAGCGTTGGGCGTGGAACCCGCGCGAATGCGATCTCCGGGGCAAGTTCACCGTTCCGCAAATGGTCGATATCGGCCTGCGCTGGAACATGGGTTTTGGCGAGGTCACGGGTACGATCGTTTACCTGTCGCGTTCTGAGCGGCAGAAGTACGGGATCAAGACCGGCACGAAGGTGTGCCTCGTCCCGCCGCTGCGCCTCGTCCAGGATACCAACAGCCTGGAGAACCTGTTTCAGGGTGTCTACCACGACGAGTACGGCCGTCCACATTCATACCTCTTCGAGGAAAGCCTCAATGGCTTCAAATCGAAGCGGCGGTGGCCGGCCATGGACGCTGCCGGTCGCCCCGTAGTCATGCATATTTTCGACCCGGTCGATGCCACCGATGTTCGCGGCATCTCGGTTCTTGCGAGCGCGTTCCGGAAGCACATCCAGCACGAAATGCTGGACGATGCCACGTTGCAGACGGCGATTCTGCAAACGCTCTTCGCGGCCACGCTAACCAGTCCTGCGCCGTCTGCTGAGGCGTTCGAAGCCATCGAGGCCATGTCATCGTCGGGCGATGACGGGAAGAATATCGGCGAGGAACTACTCGGTCTCCTCGGTGCGCAGCTCGACGCCGCACAAGAGTCAGGTATCCACTTCAGCGGCGATCCTCAGGTGTCGCACCTTGCTCCTGGCGAGGAATTTAAGCTCCACGGTGCCCAGACGCCCGGTGCTCAGTACCAGCCGTTCTCGGATGCTCTCAGCCGAGACATGGCGCGTGCCATCGGGATCACGTATGGCGGCCTGACTATGAACCATTCGGCGGCGACCTATTCGAGCGTCCGCATGGAGAACTCCTCGATCTGGCCAGTTGTGTTGCGCCGTCGCGAACGCATCGCGGCGCCCCAAGAGCAGATGATCTTCGAAGCGCATCTCGACGAGGAGATCGGCGAGGGGCGTATTCCCTTCAAGGGGGGATACGAAGCCTATTTCGCCAATCGGTCTGCAATCTGCTGGTCGCAATGGCATGGGCCCAGCCGTCCGACGGCTGACGATTTCAAGAGCGCCAAGGCATCGACCGAGCGCCTGCAAAACGGCACGTCGGCGATCGAGATCGAGTCTGCTGATCTGGGAATCGATCCCGAGGAGCTCTTCGAAATGCGCCTCAAGCTACATCGCCGATACGTCGATGCCGGCATGGTATCTCCCTATGCCCCCAAGGCGTCGGCCCCGAAGGATGACGGCCAAACTCTAGAAGGTGATTCAAAGGATGCCTGACGACAGCGCGAACATGATCACCATCGGTGGAGTGTCGGTCGATATTGAACAGCCGTGTCTCGTTCTTCGCGAATTGCGGAAAACGGAGATTGCCGTCGCGGCAGGCGAATCCGTTTCCATGACGCGTTTCGACCAGGATGAGGTTCGGTTCACCCCGGCCACGATTTCCGGCCTTGGAGGGCTGATCGCCAAGTACGAGCAGCTCTGTGCCGCGTCACAGGGGAAACGCCGCCGTGGCGCGCGGGTAGTTCGCTGGGGAGTTCGCTGATGTCACTCGATCGCATTTCCAATCTGATCTTCGACCAGCCCCATCTCTACCATCCGCGTAAAGCAGAGACATTCGTTCACGCGTTTGGGCCCCGCCTCACTGGTTACCAGGTTGCCCTGACGAACGGCATGGGCGGTGTGGATCACACTGCTTTTGCCAATGGCCGCCCTTCGGCTGCAATCATCGGGGATGGCCTTGGTCGCGCGTATGATCGGAAGGGGTATTCGACCTTCGATGTTGTGCAGGGGGTGGCGATCATCGGGGTTGAAGGGACGCTCGTTCAGAAGGGTGCCTGGATAGGCGCATCTTCGGGTGAAACCTCCTACCAGGGCCTTCAGACTCAGATTGCACGCGCCTCTGGCGACCACATCAAAGGGGTGGTTTTCGAGGTTGATAGCTTCGGCGGCCAGGTTAACGGCGCTTTTGAGACAGCGGCCATGATCCGCAAGCTCTCCGCGCAGAAGCCCACCATCGCGATCCTGACCGACTACGCTTATTCGGCCGCCTATCTGCTCGCCAGCCAGGCTCGCCAGATCATCGTGCCCCAGTTCGGAGGCGCCGGATCCATCGGCGTCGTCATGCTGCACGCCGACTGGAGCGGCAATCTCGAGCAGGACGGAATCAAGGTGACCTTGATCCACTCGGGAAAACACAAGGTCGACGGCAATCCTTATGAGCCGCTGCCGGCCGAGGTGCTTGCGCGTTGGCAGTCGCAGTCCGACCAGATCCGCGATCGGTTCGCCGAGGCGGTTGCAACTGGGCGTGGCAAACGCCTTTCCAAGGCTGCTGCGCTCAAGACGGAGGCGGAAGCCTTCACAGCGTCCGAAGCGGTTGAGCTCGGCCTCGCCGATGCCGTTGGCGATCCGCTCGCCGCATTTGATGCCTTCATCAAGGAAGTCAACCGAAAGGCCTGATCCATGTCCAACTCGATGTTGGTCGCAGTCCGCGAGGCAGTCCTCGGGGACCCGACCGAACTTACCCTGCGCGATCCCGATAGCGGGCTCGCCACCTCGCACCAAAGGAGTGTTCCCATGAGCGAGATTCCCGGAAAGCCCGCTGCCACAGTGTCGGGCATCACCCAGGCCGCTGCGTCGGCACTTGGGATCGCCCAGGCGGACGCCGATGCCGTCGTTGCTAGTGCCGTAAGCAGCGCTCGTAACGAAGGCCACGCTGCCGGCGTGAAAGAAGCCTCGGCGCGCTTCTCGTCGATCTTCGGCGCCGTCGGCATTGCCGGTGACGGCAAGCGGATGGCGGCGGCCATGTCCCTCGCCGAGAAATCGCCGGCCATGTCGGCCGATGACGTTGTGACCTTTGTCACGGGCAACGTGCCGGCGGCCTCCGTCGAGGCACCTGCTCCCGGTGGCGACGGCAACGCGAGGAGCTACGAGGCCAATCGGCTTTCCGCCGCCGGCCTCGCCGCTCCGGGCGGCCAGCCCGCCAAGAAAAGCGCCAGCCTGAGTGCGTCGGCAATCTTCGCCGCGCGGCGCCAGCAGAAGGGAAACTGAAATGGACATCAAGGTGCAAGGTCCGCGCGACCTCGACTTCGTGCTGTCGGAGGCATCGGGCACCCGCTCGTATGAAACCGTCACGATCAAGGCCGGTGCAGGGAAGCTCAAGCCCGGCACCGTGCTGGGCAAGATCACCGCGGGGGGGAAGTATATCCCCAGCCCTGATGCCGAAGTCGTCGGCTCCGAGGGTGCGGAAACGGCCGTGGCCGTTCTCGGCTACGCCATCGATGCCACGACCGATGACACCCTCGCCGTGGTCATGAAGCGGGATGGCGAGGTCAAGAAGCCGATGCTGGTCTTCGCCACCTCGGTCAATACCGACAACAAGATCGCGGCCAAGCTTGCGCAGCTGGCCGCGGCGAACATTCACGCCCGATAGGAGGGGCACGCAAATGGCTGGACATGACGTCTGGGATGGTGACGGCTTTACGCTCGAGTCCCTCACCGCGGCGGTAAACAAGGAGCCGTATCGGCCGGGGCAGGTGAGCGCTCTCGGTCTTTTCGAGGAAGACAGTGTCACGACGACTGTCGTGTCGCTCGAGGAGCGCGATGGCAAGTTGTCGCTGGTCGAACCTACGGAGCGTGGTGGCCCCGGCGAAACCACGGGGGACGACGATCGTCGTCGCATCCCGTTCGAGGTCGATCACTACCAGCGCGATGACTTCGTCAAGGCAGACAGCGTGCAGAATGTGCGTGCGTTTGGCGAAGAGGATGTGCTCGAAACTCTTCAGGAGCGCATCGAGCGACGGGCAATGGGGCACGCGCAGGACCTGACCATGACGCTGGAGCACCAGCGGGTTGGCGCCATCAAGGGCATCGTCACCTCCAAGTCCGGCAAGACGCTCCATGATCTCTACAGCCGGTTCGGCATTGCGGTGCCGGCAGCGGTGAGCCTCGAACTCGACGTCGATACGACCAAGGTCGGCTCACTGTGGCAGGATGTGGTCTATGGCCTCGAAGACGATCTCGACGAACCGTACTCGGGTATCCACGTTCTGACCGGTCGCGACTTCCATCGCTCGCTGTGGACGCACAAGTCCGTGCAGGAGACCTTTCTCTATCACAACGGCGCCGCCGTGCTCCGCCAGGATGTTCCCGACGTCTTCGAGTTCGGCGGTGCGACCTGGGAGCGCTACCGCACTGGCGCGAAGGCAACCGCCAATCTCGGCGCCCCGTACATCGGCGCGACCGAGGCCCGCGTTGTGCCGAAAGGCGTGCGCGAGCTCTTTATCACCAGGTTTGCTCCGGCCGACTATGAGGAAACGGTCAACACTCCGGGGCTGCCGTTCTACGCCAAGCAGTACCCGTCTCGAAACGGCAAGGGGCGCCACCTCGAGGTGCAAAGCAATCCGATCTCGCTCTGCACGCGCCCGGGCATCCTCCGGAAACTGACCCTTACCTGACCTCTCCGCTCCATCTAACCCTTCGAAAGAGCCCGGCACTGACCGGGCTCTTTCGTTTCTGGCGGGCGCTTGGACGAGAGCCCCCGCTTGAGACGAAAGGAAACTGAAATGTCCAAGTCCAAAATGAAGCTGATTGCGTTCCCGCATGGTGGCAACATTCCAGCTGCGTTTTCAAAGACCGGCCGTGCCGAAAAGGCCGGCGCGCACGCCCCCATCGAGGTGGCTGCCGAGTATGCCGATCAGTTGGTTGACGACCGGTTTGCCTACCTCGTCGGCGGCAAACCTCCTGTTCCCTCGGCGAAGGTCGAGAGCCCGGAAGAGGCTATCGCGCGCGCCAAGGAGATCATGGGGAAGGCGGAAGCTGACGCCAAAGCTGCGCTCGACGTGGCGGAGGGCAAGGCAAAGGAAATCGTGACGGTGGCGGAGGGCAAAGCCAAGCAACTGGTACTCGACGCCGAAACCTCGGCAAGCGCTAAAATCGGCGATGCCGAGACGCGCGCCAAGGAGATCATGGGGAAGGCGGAGGCTGATGCCAAGTCTGCGCTCGACGCTGCCGAGGGCAAGGCCGAGGCGATCGTTGCAGACGCCGAAGCGGTAGCCAAGGCTGCCAAGGCGGCGGGCGGTCAATCCGGCGGCGCCTGATCATGCTTGCCGCCCGATATCATGCCTTGCGCGATCGCACGGTCCGTGCGGTCGATCGCGTCCTCGCCGAGCCGGTGAAGATCGTCAAGGCTGGTAACCCGCCCTTCGAAATCGAGGCCACACTGCGCACTGGCGACCAGGCTGGCATTGACCGTTCCGCGCGGTCGCAGGCATTTCAATCCACCATGGTTGGTGTCTCCGCCCGCCTGCATGTCGATGGCGCCGCGTACCCTGGCTTTTCGCTCTCGAAGGGAGACCGGGTGCAAGCCATCGCAAGGCGGGGAGCGCCTTGGTTCGAAGTGTTGAACACGGATCCGCGCCAGACCGCGCGGATCATCGTCAACCTCACCGAGGGCTAGGCCAATGTCGCTTGTGTGGGCTGGCCTGCGCATCGCCGCCGTTGAGGCGCTCAAGGGGCGTACGGAAGCCGGCAACGAAGTACTCGATAGTGAGATCGGCGCTATTGAACCTCGTGCCGACGGCACCGTCGATATTGGTATTGAGCGGCGCTATGTGGCTGTCTACACCCAAGCCGGCGACGTCGAGGCCGACAGCCTCGATCCCCGTGCTCTCCTTGAGGGCGGAACGGTCGAGCTTCTCTTCGAGGCCGGTGTCACAGCCACGATGCATGTCCGTGACGAACAGACGGGTGCGCAGCAGATTTTCGAAGGCATCCCTTCGACGGATGCAAATTTCGAGCTCTACCTCGACCTCATATTCCGCCAGGTTACCAATGCATTGCTCGATCCCGACAATGAATGGGCCGAGATATGGCGATCCTTTGTCCTGAGGGTTGTCAAGGTTGAGCGCTTCAGGATCGCCGACGCGCAAAACGTTCGGCTTGCGGGTCGCCAGATGAAAGTCATCTGCCAGGTGGTGGATGACCCTCTTCAAGGCCAGCGGCTGGATTCCGCAGGCGCTTTGTCGATGCTTCTGGCCAGGCTCGAGGCGAGCGATGACGAACAGAACCGCAATCGTGCGGTGCTCCTGAGAGCCGCGATCGGCGCGCCGGGGCAGCCGGACTGGCGATCAGCTCAGCCCGCGCAAGGTATGACCGGAAATGAGTTCGCAGCACTCGGCCTCCAGCCTCCGGCTACCGATGATGGCAATGACCTGGTGGGTGCCACGGAGCTTGTTCTCGAGACCGATCTCGGAACCGTTGAAGTGACGCCATGATCAATCACTTCATCGAGCTCAAGGCGGACATCGAAAGCCTCAAAACCGCCTTTGGTGCGGCGCTGCGCGTAGGGCCAGTCGCGGCCGTCGACGCGAAGAAGGGCTTTCGCGTCAAATGGGGCGAGGATGGTGACGGGCGACCTTTCCTTTCGCCCTGGTATCCTCATCCGGAATCGGGCGGCGCAACATCCACCTGGATGCCTTTGAGCGAGGGCCAGATCGTCGGCATCATGAACCCCGGCGGAGATCCGAGACAAGGGGTCCTGCTGCGAGGGGGTTTTTCGGACGTCAATCCTCCGCCGAGTCAGAGCCTTGATGAGAACGTGATTGCGTTCGGTTCGGTGCGACTGACCCTGCATCGCGACGGGCGCATCGTGGTGGATGCGGGTGGACCCGTCACCATCAACTCACCGGAAATCCATCTCGGTGGCGAGGGTGGGCAACCTGTCGCCCGGGTTGGTGATCTCGTTGAAGTTGGAAGCGGCTCCTCGGCCGGCATGTGGCCGATCGTCGAGGGCTCTTCGGTCGTTAGAGCAGTCGACTAAGAGGACCAGTGACATGAACAAGACTTGGTACCGCGCGGCCCCGGGGGTCGAGTGGGTGAACGGCGCACGCGTTCCGGACGATGGGCGGGTGCATCTCACCGCATTTGAGGCGTCCTATGATCTGAGCCTCGATCGTATCTCTCCCGATCCCGGAGACGAGGTAGCGCCGGCAACTCCTGGCAAGCCACGTCCTCGGGGCGTGAAGGTGGTCGAATGACCGGTATTGACCGGCACACCGGCGCGCGCATCGACAACTACGCCTCGGCACTTCAGGCGGTCGAGGTTGCGTTCTCGACCTCAATTGGCGAGCGCGTGATGCGCCGGCACTTCGGCGCCGGCCTGATCGAACTGCTCGGCCGCGCCATGACACCTCGGCTTTTTGCTGCATGGAAAATCCTCATGGCCGTCGGCATTGATCTTTGGGAGCCGCGTTTTCGCGTGCGCAGCGTCTCCGTGAACGCAAGCCCCGAAACACTTCGCCTCGGCAGCGCGTCCGTTGCGGTTGAAGTCGATTGGCGGCCTCGCGGTCATCTCGGGGATTTCACCGTCGAGGGCGTGCGTTCGTTCTCGATTTCGTTCGGCGGCTCCCGCGTGCAGGTGTCGTAGCTCATGTCGCTCCCTCCGGAACTTGCCAACCTTCCGCCGCCAAGCATCCTTGAGGCCATCAGCTTCGACGCGCGTTACGGGGAGTTGAAGGCGAAACTCGTCCAGCTCTTTGACGCTGCTGGTATCGACTACGACGTCGAGGACCTCGAAACCGATCCTGCGCAGATCCTTCTGCAGGTGGCGGGCTTTCAGGACATTCATCTGCGGCAAAGGATCAATGAAGCTATCAGGTCATGGTTTCTCGCCTATGCTGAGAACGGCGATCTCGACGTGCTTGCACAATGGTACGACGTGGCGAGGCTCGGCGGCGAAGCAGATGATGCTCTGCGCCGCCGGATCGTCATCAACATCCAAGGGCGCTCGACAGGTGGCACTGAGGCCCGATACCGGGCGGTGGCGCTCGGTGCCGATGTGCGCGTCGCAGACGTGGCTGTTTACACTGAGGGTCGTGACCCGACGATTCATGTTGCGGTCTTCTCGAGCGACAACTCGGGCATGGCGGATGCTGCCTTGCTGGCGAACGTCGATGCGGCGCTCCAAGCGCCGGCCGTGCGCATGGTCAACGATACAATCGTCGTCGCCAGTGCGGCCCAGTCGGAGATTTCTGTTACCGCCAGGGCGTGGCTTTTGCCACAGGCGCCCGAGAGCACCATCGCACTGATGGAATCGAATCTGCGCCGGGCATGGAAAGCTGCCATGCTTCTTGGGCGCGATCCCGCACGCTCCTGGATCACTGCCCAGTTGCAGGTTGATGGCGTTCAGCGTGTTGAGCTGCTCGAGCCTGCCACCGAAATCGAAATGCCCTTCAACCAGGCAGCGGCACTCGGGACGCTGACCATCCTCAAGATGGGTCGAGCCTACTAGTCATGACGTCAGCACTTCTGCCGACCAATGCCACGCCATGGGAGCGCGTGCTGGCCGACGCCATGTTGATTCCGCCCGTCGTATCCAGCGCGATCACCGCGATGCGGCGCGTAAAATACGTCTCGCCCAGGCCGTCCATGTTGCCGTACCTGGTCTGGGAATACGGGCTGGGCGAACTCACGCCCTACGTTCCCAACCTTTACAACCTGATCGATCAGGGGGTGCGCTGGCAGCGACTGCGCGGCACCGTCAGCGCCGTGGCTGTCGGCCTGGCCTGGGTGGGATATTCAGCAACGCTGGAAGAGGCCTGGACGGGCCGGCGCTTCTGGAATTCGTTCCAGCTTCGCTTCCCGTCGTTGCCTGTGCGGGACCTGCCCGACCTCGAGCAGATCGAGGGCGTCACAGGCCTTTCGGTGCCAAAGAGGTCGATCCTGCGGCGGGGCGTCTTTCAATACGACGTTGGCGCCGTGGAAGCCGAAAGCACGCGCCTGGATACTTCCCTTCTCGATCACGAGAGTGGTGTCGCGGTCACGCAAGCCGGCACGATCTGGTCATTCGGCCGCACCCATTCGTTCGATCACACGCTCTCCGAAGCGGAAGGGCAGACCATCGGCAACTGGCTAGAGCCGGTCGAAGGTGGGCCACTACTCTGGATGAGCATCGAAACCCCGTGGGAAGAGGCGGAGTTCGCCTGGGACGAGGATGCAGCTTCGCAAAGGCAATCGGTTCTGGCGGGGTGGTTCGTCGGCCAGGCCATCTACCTGCGGCTCGCCGATGCGGAAGGGGCGACGATCGGGTATCGGCGCTGCCGAGCCACCCGGGCGGTTCGCCTCGAATTCGATGGCGCTTACGCCTTCGGCGCAGAGACATACAACACCCTGCCGGGTGGTGGCCTCCTCTACCTCGAGGCGATGACCCAGTTCGAGGACGCATCCGAAATCACTTGCGGCCGGGTCAGTGTCCTTGTCGGTGCCGCCCGGGCCGCCGGCGTCAGACCGGGCCGCCTCTGGCTCAAACCTGGTGAACTGGTCGGCGGCAACGAGATCGCTGAGCAGTTCGTCGATATTCCCCTGCGCGCCACTGTGCGCGAGCAATTCAAAATCCTGATGAGGTTCTGATGGCATTCGAGCATCCGAGTGGCCTTCCATTTGCGTTCCTGCGCGCCCGGGGGCAGCGCGGCCTGCAGGGCGTCACCTTTTACGGGCGGCGACCGTTCATCCAGGGCGGTGAACTCAACGACCTGCAGGAGATTGCCCGGGCGCGCCAAGAGCGGCTGGGGCGTTTGATCGCCAACAATGGCGACCGTGTCGTAGGAGGGCTTGCTCTGGTCGATCGGGATGCGGGGACGGTCGTTCTCACCGATGGCGAGATCTACATTGCCGGCGATGTGTTCCCCGTCGAGCAGGCAACGCTTGGCGACGTCCCGATGGCTGGCCGCGTGGAAATTGGCGTTCGCCTCGTGCGGACCTATGTCACCGGTGAGGATGACCCGACCCTGCTGGGTCTCGTGCCAGGCTCATTGGCGGAGGGCGAATTGGGAGCGGCCCGCGAGTCGGTCTCGATTGCCTGGGCGCGCGAGGGGGACGACGGCGCCGGAGAATTCTACCAGGTCTATGTTCTTCAGGACGGCACAATTCTCGACCAGACGCCGCCGCCACTCCTGGACGGGATCGCGCAGGCTCTTGCGGTCTACGATCGTCCGAACGGGCACTACATCGTCAAAGGGTGCCGAGTGACGGCCCTTGGCCCGAATGCCGGCAACCAATTGTTCTCGATCGAGGAAGGTGAAGCCAACATCTTCGGCTTCAAAGTGACCCGATACTCTGCCCTGCGCCACGCGGAGCCAGAGGACTGGGACGTTGCGGCAGTTCCGGGGGAAACGCACACTTATGCTGGCGGTGCCACGCAGACCGTCACGGTCGACAAGTTTCCGATCGATGAAATAACCACGATCTTGCTCACCAAGCAGAAGACCGTCACCCTTACGCGCGGGGCCCTGGCCAACGGTATCGACGGGTTGCCGGACAGTTCCGTGATCGAACTCGTCAGCGTCACGCAGGGCGCCACCACCTATGTGCAGGGCGCCGATTACAAGCGCACGGGTTCGGGGGTCGACTGGGCTCCGGTGGGCGCCGAGCCGCTTGCAGGGAGCACCTATCAGGCGACCTACAAGTTTCGCGACAGTGTGACGCCCACGGCCTTCAGCGAACGGACGATAACCGTGGCTGACGGTGTCGCCGGCGGCGATATCATCCTGGCGTACACCTACAAGCTTCCGCGGATCGACGTGCTCGGCCTGCTGCCCGACGGTTCTCCCAAATACATCCGGGGCGTGTCGGCGGAGAGCCCGGTGATGCCGTCGATCCCATTCAACGTGCTGGCGCTCTGCGAGATCCGCTACGACTGGATGGGGACGCCGCAGGTGGTCTCCGATGGCATTCGCACGGGGGTCGTCATGCTCTCGGTTGCAGACATGGCGCGGTATTGGCGTGTCATTGAAGGGCATGGGCGCCTCATCCAGCTCGAGCGCCTCAAGTCCGGCGTCGATCAGCGCGACCCGGCCGCCAAGAAGAACATGTTCGTTGATCCCTGGGACAGCAATTACTACCGCGACGAGGGTGAGGCTCAGTCGGCAGCGATCGGCAACGGCATCATGCAATTGGCGATCGAGCCCACCTTCTATGACGTGGTGCTCGACACCCCGATTACCCTCGATTGGGTGGAGGAGGTGGTCGTTAGCCAGTCCCTCAAGACCGGGTGCGAGAAGATCAATCCGTACCAGAACTTCCTGCCGCTTCCCGGAGCACTGACGCTCACACCTGCCGCCGACATCTGGAACCAGACGACGACCCAGTGGGCCGCCGATGCGACCATCGAGTTTCAGCGCGGCGTGCAGTCCTGGGGCGGGCCACTGGTGACACAGCAGGTCGAGGTTGTGAGTTTGGGTTCGCGAACCGAAGGGCTGCCCAACCTGCGGGTCCGCAACGTGGCGTTCAAGATCGCGGGCTTCTTTCCGGGCGAGAACCTGGATGCGCTCGCCTTTGATGGTGTCGACATCAAGCCCGCCGGGGTCCAGACCGCCGATGAAAATGGCGAGATCGTCGGGTCGTTCAACGTGCCCGCCAACATCCCTGCCGGCACCAAGACGGTGCGCGCGGTCGGGCAGGGAGGGACCGAGGCGGAGGCCTTCTACACCGGCCAAGGCACCCTGACGGTCGAAACGCTGCGCCGCGTGACGACGGTCAATCGCTGGGTGGCTCCGAGCTGGACCACGGGTGGCGGCGGGGGTGGTAGCGATGGCAGCGGCGGCGCCAGTAGCCTTTCGAGCGACCCTCAGGCGCAGATCTTCATGTTGCCTGCGTCCCGTCAGCTCCTGGGAGTCGACTTCCACGTCTGCAAGGTCGGTGATCCGGCCAACCACATTCTCGTGCACCAGGTGTCGGTCGAGAACGGCACTCCCACAACGGAGCTTCTGGCGGAGGCACTCGTGCCAATGACGGCTGCCACGCTGGGTTGGAAGGGCGGGCGCTACCATCTGCCGGTCACCACGCCCAACGATCGCGACCACGCTTTCGTCATCAAGACAGACGATGGCGAGCACTCGATTTCGCTGGCCGCTCTCGGCGGGTTCGATGTCGAGGAACAACGCCCGGTGACAACGCACCCGTATCCGATCGGGCCTCGCCTATCGTCAGTCAACGCCCGCACCTGGACGGCCCACCAGAGCGAAGCGCTCACCTTTCGCCTTGTGGCAGCTCGCTACCCCGTGACGACGAAGACGGTCGAGTTGGGCACTTTCGATCTCGTGCACAGCAGTGACTTGCAGGTGCGCGCGCTCGCGGAGCTGCCGAGTGCTGCCTGCTCGGTGGTGTTCGAAGTCGAACGTACGAATGGTACGATCTATCGCCTGCTCCCGTTCCAGGTGCTGCAACTCGCTGAATGGATCACCGAGACGGTGGCGCTGCGCGTGGTGCTCTCCGGCACCCAGACGATGTCGCCGATCCTCTACGCGCCGATCCAGCTCATTGCCGGCGATGTGCTGACCGAGGCCACCTATGTCAGCCGCGCGTTCGACCTCAACGCTGCGGAGCGGGTATCGGCATACGTCAAGGCATCGCTCCCTGCTGGCTCTGCCTTGGCGATGCATTTCGATCAGGCAGACGACGACTGGCATGAGCTCGATCTCGATGCCACCGAGACCTCGCCCGATCCTGCCTGGGTCGAGCGCAAGTACACCAAATCGGGACTTTCGGGCCCGGTGATGCGCGTGAAGCTCACATTGACCGGCGGGGCGTCAGCTCGCCCCCGCGCGGCCGATTTCGGTCTAGGCGTGATGTAAGGGGGAGGCGAACCATGGCCACGACCGCAAATCGCAATTATCCACTTCCGGAGGCCGGGTCCTCGGTAAAGGACGAAATCGAGCGCCTTCAACAGGCGACCTTGCCCATGCTGGACGGGGACGTCCAAGCCCTCTTTGACGCCGTCAACGGCCTCTCCGAAATAGGCCACAAGCACCCGATTTCGGATGTCGAAGGCCTTTCGGCGGCGCTCGCTGCCAAGATGCCGGCGAGCAAGACGTTCTCCATCGGCGAACTTTCCGGGGTCGTCGGCGCCGACGACGCGCCGGATGGCTATGTCCTGGTGAAGGTGGGTGAAGAGTGGGTCGCCCAAGCGGCGCTTTCCGCCCTCGGGTCGCACGACCACGTCATTGCGGACGTCAGTGGCCTGGGCGATGCGCTCGATACGCTGACCGAGGCGGCGAGCGGAGCCCAGGCGACGGCTGATGAAGCCAAGGGGGCGGCGGTTCCGATCGGGATCGTGTTCATACAGAACGGGCCGGTTGACCCTGGGTACCTGCGCTTCGGTGAAGGCGGCTCGTATGACCGTGCGAGCTACCCGGACCTTGCCGCATGGATGGATGCCAACGGCCAGACTGCATTCGGTCTGACTCCTACGCAGATCGCCAACGGTGAGTTCCCGGACTGGCGTGACCACTCCCCGCGTACTGCTGGCGGGCCGCTCGGTCCATCTGTTGGCGCTTTGCAGTTAGACGCCATGCAGGGGCACCGTCACGCTGAAAAGTGGAACGGCATCCTCGGCAATTTCTACACATCTGGCGCCAGCGGCCAGGTCCGTAATTCGGCCGGAACCCCTCCGAGCGTCGATCCGCCCGCAGGATACAACGGCATCTTCGATCCGATCACCGATGGGACCAACGGGATTCCACGTACCGCGTCCGAAACCCGCGTGAAATCTTTCGGCGTTCGCTGGCAGATCAAGGCTTATGGTGCGTTCGTTGGCGGGGGTACCGCCGATCTTGTTGCCATCCAGCAGGACGTGCAGACGGTGAAGAACGGTGCCGTTCGAAAGGACGTGGACCAGAGCGGTTCCTACGGCGTCCCCGAGAAGGTCACCATCCTCAAGAACACCTTGCAGGCATGGGAGATTGTACCGGGCGGCGTCATCGCACAGCTTGTATCTACGGTAGCTTACTTGGAATGGGCAGGTACGCTCGGCGACTACTACATGTTGCGTCTAAAGGGCGTGTTCGTTCCAACTGTCAACGACACCATCCTTAACTGCCAAATGGGCTTCGGCGGGGTGGATACAGGAGCAAACTACGGGCACCAGAACGTGTCGGCGCAGTCTACTGCACTGAATGCGAGCACAGTGTCCGCTACCTCGCAGATGCCGCTCTCGGCGTCCGCAAGAACTACGGCAGGTAGCCACGCGAGTATCGACGTGTCGATCGCTCGGTTCAATAAGCCGACTGTTGTGCGCGTCAACGCTCTTAGCGGTGCTTACACCACGCTCGCGAACCTGAGCATGTTTACTGCATACCACAGCACGCCCGCAGCACGCGATACGCTCAGGCTGTTGGCCTCAAGCGGGAATATCGGCGCTGGTAGCAGCTTTGTACTAGAAGGGATGCGTGGATGATTAAGATCGTCAACGGTGTAGAAGTGGAGATGACGCCCGAAGAGGTTGCGTCGTGGGTGGCCGAGCAGGACAGCTACACGCCGCCCGTGCCGGACTTCTATGACCTCCCCAAGCGTATCCTCATCGAGCGCCTCGTGCAGGACGAAGACACCGACGAAATCACACCGGTGTTCGCCATGCTCGCCCAACAGCCTCAGAAGACGCAGGAGTTGTTCAACGCCTGTGACTACTTCAGGTCCACCCACCCGATGTTCGCGGTGATGCACTGGGGCATCTGGCAGGCGTTGGGCAGCGAGGAACGGGCGGACGAACTGCTCTCTCCAGAGGACTGATGGACGTTCCTTGAGGGGGTGTTTCTCCCCTTTTCATCAACCGAAGCCCGCCTTCCCAGGCGGGCTTTTTCTTTTCCCAACCTTTAAAGGAGATACCCGATGACCGAACCGGTTTTCGGCATGACTTTCTCGCGTCCGGATGAGGGGCCGGTGCCGGTATTGGGCGCCGACTTCTCCAAGGCGCTTCTGATCGAAACCTCGGCGGACGCTGATGCTGCCGCCTTTCCTGTCGGCCAGCCGGTCCGCATTTCCACGTCTGATGCGACGATGGTGGCCAAGCTTGGCACGGGTCTCCTCGCCGATGCCGTGAAGGGCATCAATTCCCAACTGACCGGCCTCAATGCCGGCGCCGATGTCACCATCTATAGGGTGGCCGAAGGCGCCGATGCCGAGGAGACGGCAACCAATATCGCCACTGCGCTGGCGCCCACCAACATTGCCGCGATCCCGTCGGCCGTGAACGCGACCCCCCGCCTCGTGTGGGTAGGGCGCACCCCCTGGCGCAAGGACCTCGTCACCACCAGTCCCGTCGTCGCCGCGCTGCATGCTGCGTGCGAGCGGCTGCTTGCGGTCGCTGTCGTCGACGTTGACGACACATCCAAGGCCAACGCCGTTGGTGCGCGCGAAACGATGAATTCCGAACGGCTCATGCCGCTTGGCATCGCAGCGCGCGTCTATGAGGGTGCTGCACTTGTGACGCGTCCGATGGGCCCGCGGATCGTTGGCCTTTTTCAGCGCGTCGACAACCTCAATGAAGGCAAACCGTTCGACCCGATCGCCAATCGACCGATCTATGGGCTGGCCGGGCTGTCGCGCAAGATCCCGTTCTCCCTGCTCGATGGCTCAACCGAGGGCCAGCAGATGCTCGAGGCGGAAGTATCGATCGTCGCGGAAGGCGAGGTTGGCGTTGATGGTTCGGTCGCCGACGGCGGCTTCAACTTCATCGGCACCGACAATGCCACGACAGGTGAACTCTGGAAGCAGATTCACCAGGTGCGCGGGGCAGACTACCTGACCGTCAAGATCATGCAGATCACGCGCGAATTCCTTGGCCGCAAGATCACGGGCGACCTGGTCGAGGCGTGGCTCAACTCCATCAAGTTCATGTTGCGCGACCACCAGGCCGACGACGACATTCTCGGCTACGACGTGAAGTTCCTGCCGGCCAAGAACAGCCCCGAACAGATCCGGCTCGGCAAGCTCACGGTGAATATGGGCATCGAACCCGCACCGGCCTTCAAGGTCGCCAACCATGAGATTGCCCGGTATCGCCCGGCAATCGAAGGGCTCGTCAACGACATCATCGCTCGACAGAACGCGTCCAACTAAGGGCGCGGGCCGCGCGCTCCTGCCTATCCTTTTCAACTCAATGAGGTTCTCTCATGCTGTCACAGTATCTGCTGGCCGCCGTCGATGTGCGCCGCGCCCAGCAGCCCGGCTCCACCCGAGGCGGGCTTGTCACCAAACTCGCCATTCCCGGCATCAAGTTCGTCACCAGCGAGCACAATCCGGGCGGGGGCGTCATGGCCGTAAGCTTCGTCCAGCCCCGCATCGAGGCGCCGGAACCGAAATTCGAAGTCAAGGGCATCGACACCGACGTCTTCGGCGGCCTGGGCCAGGTCGATCGCTGGATATTCGCCGGCGCCTACCGTGAGAAGAAGCCTGGCGGCGGCGGGGTGGTGCCCGGCCGTGCCGTCATCGAGGGGGCGATCTCGGCCTGGGAGCCGGACGAAAGCGACCCGACCGAGTTCCAGGGGTGCAACCACACCTTCACCGAGGTGACGCACTACGAGTTTTACCTGGGCGACAACGAGCTCTTCTACATCGACCACTGGGAGCGCGTGCTGCGGGTCAACGGCGTCGACATCTTCGATGACATTCGCCGCGCGTTGGGGGCGTAAATGGAGTCCGCGCCCACGCTCACGCTCACGCTCAAGCACCCCATCGCCTTCGGCGACACTCAGTACAAGGTGCTGACCCTGCGCCGCATGAAGGCCCGGGATGCCCTTGTTGCCGAAGACGAGCAGAACAAGATCATGGCGGGCTATCTGATGTTCGCAGCGCTCGCCAATGTGCCGGTCGAGGTGATCCTCGAGCTCGACATGGAAGACCTTACGGAGTTGGGAAAGAAGGTGGCCCCGCTCATGGGAAAGCAGGGGGCGGCTCTGGAGGCGATGCTGGGGACGGAAGCCGCCCAGTCCCCTGGCGAGATATAATACTGGCGGTCGCCAGGCATACGAACACATCGATCGATGCTGTCGAAGATTGGGATATCGACAAGCTGCTCAGCTACTCGCGATCACTTGCAAGGCAGTTGAAGCGAGAGCGACACCAGCGAGGCTAAGGAACTAAGTACCCACTCTCTTCAAGAGTGGGTACTCCCCGAGGAACTCGCACGATCGAAGTGCAACTAGCTACTCGATCCCGCAGGCATCGATAAGAGATTTGAGAGCCTTTGTTGAACCTCTTACATCCATTTCGTGGGTGTGCATGCGGGTTCCCATAACATCTATGGCGAAGGATACCCGCCGGTCCGCAGTGGCGATCGACTTGGCCACGTCATAGATCATGTCGTTACCCGTCACGACGCTGAACTCTCCATCGTTTGTCATCTCGATTGTGACGGGGACCTTCAAGACTTCTCCGCGATCAACACGAACTAGAAGCGATGGTTCGAAGGCATTCAGCGTTCGGATCGTCTCTTCATCGGCATGTTCGGGTGTCATGTAGAGCAGTTCGAGGTCGTCACTGCCAGTGCACCGGAAACCCGCGCTATAGGGCGGAGTTACGCCTACGACCAAGTGTAGGACTTCGTCTGAAAAGGCGTCTTCCTTGGCCTGATAGATCCAGGCTGCCTCAGCAGGTGAGGTGGCAAGAAGCGCGAGCGATAGCGCAACAGTCCCTAAAACAGAATTTCTCAACTTTCGATCCCCTCATCCCTATTGGCACTCAACCGATAGCGGGCACGATTTGGAAAGTCCATGATGGCCGTTATTACCTCTAAGCTCATCGTTGCTTTGGTTGACCAGCTGTCGACTCCGGCGCGAGGCGTTGCCAGGGTTGTGAAGGACCTGCAGGCGGCATCCCGCGCCAACGCCATGCAGATGAACGAGATGCGCGGCAAGATGGTGGATGCCGCCGCGGCCGCCTGGGCGGTGGGCAAGGCGCTCGCCGACCCGATCGGGAAGGCAGTCGAGTTCGAAAGCGCGATGGCTGACGTCGCCAAGGTGTCGGACTTCAGCACGGCCGGCCTCGACCAGTTCGGGCAGGATCTTCGCCGGCTTTCCACTTCGGAAATCCCCATGGCGGTGACCGAGCTTGCTGCCCTCGCCGAGAACGCCGCAGCGGCCGGCATCGATGATTCAGAGTTGCTCGAGTTCACGCGCTTGACTGCGAAGGCTGCGCTCGCATGGGGCGTGTCCGGCGCGCAGGCTGGCGAGGACCTGGCCAAAATCCGCGAGGCCCTGCGGCTCACCACTGGTGAGACGATGCTCTACGCCGACGCGATCAACTTCCTTTCCGATCGCACCGCGTCGACGGCGCCCGACCTTACCGAATTTACACGACGCGTTGCCGCCCAGGGCGAGTTCTTCGGGTTCACCAAGGAGGAAACTCTTGCCTTCGGCGCTGCGATGATCAGCGCGGGTGCCGAGGTGGAAGTTGCCTCGACTTCGTTCCGCAACATGGGGAGAGCCCTGACCAAGGGCACTAGCGCCAGCAAGAGCCAACAGCGGGCTTTCAAGATGCTGGGTCTTGATGCGCGCAAGGTCGCCGCAGGCATGCAAAAGGATGCCGTTGGCACGACGATGGAGGTGATCAAGCGACTTGGTCAATTGCCTGCCGAACTGCAGGCTGCGGCGATGGGGGACCTCTTCGGCGACGAGGCTCGGGCGCTAGCGCCGCTGCTTGGCAACATGGGCTTGCTCCAGAAGACGCTCGGCTACGTGACAGATGAGACCGACTATGCCGGCAGCGTCGCAGCGGAGTTTGCCCGTCGAGCACAAACGACGGAATTCAACCTGCAGCGTCTGAAGAACCAGGTTGATGGGGTGGCTCTGGCAATCGGCAATGCGCTTCTGCCGGCCGTCAATGGCGTTGCCGCCGCAGTGGGCCCAATGATCATTGCCCTTGCTGACTGGGCCGCTGCACATCCCCAGATCGTGCAGGCCATAGTGGCGATCATTGGTGGCCTTGTTGCTCTGCGGGTGGCGTCGATCGCCACGCGGTGGGCGTTCCTCTTCATGAAGGGCGGGATCCTCGACGCGGCGCTGCTCATGAGCAGGGCGGCGGCAGGCATCCTGGCCCTCATCAACCCGCTCAACCTGGTAAAGAACGCCGTCACTGCCCTGCGCATGGCGTTGATGATGTCGGGAATTGGCCTCGCGCTGGCGTTGATCGCGGCGGCGGGCGCGTGGATCTACAACAACTGGGACGGTCTGGTCGCCTTCTTCGAGGGCTTTGGCGAAGGCGTCTCCGCTGCGCTCGCGCCCGTCATGCCGGTCATTCAGCCAATCGTCGATGGCGGAAAGGCTATCCTTGATTGGGTGAAGGGGCTTCTCGGACCGGTGGGGGCCAGCTCGGACACATGGCGCGACTGGGGCAAGGCGGCCGGAACAGCGGTCGGTGACGCCGTCATGGCCGTTGTCAACAAGGGGGCCGTGATCATTGCCTGGTTCGAGGCATTGCCGGGGCGCATTAGCTCAGGGGTGTCCGGGATGGCTGCGGCGGTAGTCGAGCAGTTCAGCAAAATCGCGCAGCGGGTTTCTGATGCATTCCTGTCGATTGACTGGATCGATATTGGCAAGAAGCTGATGAACGCCATCTGGGAGGGGATGAAGGCCATCATTCCGGCGATGCTCGACGGCCTCGGTTCGGCGATCGCGCAACTCAACCCATTTGGTGGCGGGGCCATCGAGGCTCCGGTGCAGGGACATGGCGGCAATGTCATCTACCCTGTCGGCCAGGCGCCTGGGGTGACGGCTGCGAAGGCCGCCGGTGGTTCGATCTCTGGCGGAAAAACCTACCTTGTCGGTGAGGAGGGGCCGGAGCTCGTGACGCCCGGTCGATCGGGCTGGGTCCATCCCGCTGACGCGACGGCGCGATTGATAGGGGCAGGGCGCCCCCCTGTGACGCTTTCCGTTTACCTGGGCGGCATCACCATCCATGGCGTAACCGATCCGCAGCAGGTTGCGGACCTGGCGATTTCCAGGATCAACGAAAAGCTGGGCGACGCCGTTGGCGGCATGTTCAGCGATATCGAGTTTGCGGGAGGATAAAGCCGATGCTCTATCAGTTGGGGCCGCTTGCGATCGACACCATGCCTTTCAGCGCAGACGCCATGAGCCGGGACGGCGGGGGCGACCTCGCGGCCAAGGATGTCATGAACAGGCTTCGCCCTCGCGAATTCATGGGCGAGGCCGACGAGAAGATGCAGATCAGTGGTCAACTGCTCCCGGCTAAGGTTGGCGGCCTGACCGAGCTTGAAATGGCGCATGCCATGAGCAGGGCGGGCACCGCTCTGCCGCTGATGCGGGGCGACGGGAAGATGTTCGGGTGGTTCGTCATCGAGCGCGTCTCGGAAGCGCATGCCGACCTCCTGCGGACCGGAGTCGGCTTCACGGTCAAGTACACCCTCGAGCTAGTGAAGGTGGAACCGGATTCGTCCGATCAGTCGGGATCGCCTTCACCGCAAGGCATTGTTGGCATGCTGCTCAGCTTGTTCGAGGCTCTGTAAAAATGGAAACCATCATCGTTCAGCGCAGCCGTACGACGGTTGACCTGTTGCTTTGGCGGCGCTTCGGCATCGCGGGAGCGCAGCTCGTCGAAGCGACATTGCAGCTCAACCCCGGCCTGGCCGGGCTAGGACCCATTCTGCCGATAGGAACCAATGTCGTATTGCCGGATGCGCCATCGACTGCCGCATCTGGCGCGACGCAGCGCCTGCTCGACCTTTTCGGAGGCGAGTGATGGTGTGGAAGGTGGACTGGGAGGTTTCCATCGATGGGCGGAACCTCACCTCCAAATGGGCATCCGTCCTGATTGACATCGAGGTCACAGACAAGGCTGGTGCAACATCCGATGCCTGTTCCCTGACCATCGACGACACCGGCGGGCAGATCCGCCTGCCTCGCGAAGGACAGCGTCTAGTCGTCAAGCTCCAGGGCAGGAAGGTGTTCGAAGGCTTTATCGAGCAACCTCAATCCTCGGGAAGCCGTAATGGCGGCCGCATCCTCAAGATCAAGGCCAAGAGCGCTGACACCGCCGGAAAGGCCAAGGAGCCACAGAACTTCCACACCGACGATGCCACGCTCGGGGAATTCCTGGGCGATGCTGCAAGACGCGCTGGTCTGGACCTTGCCATCGATCCTTCCTTCGCCTCCGTCAGGCGTGACTATTGGTCGGCGGAAGGGGAGAGCTTCTTTGCACTGGGGGAGCGCTGGGCGCGGAGGCTTGGCGGCACGTTCAAGATCCGGGGCGATCGTGCTGTTCTTGCTCGCCGCGGGGAAGCTACCTCACCATCGGGCAGTGCTCTGGCAACAGTCGCCGCTATCGTCGGGGTAAATGTCATCAAATGGGACATCACGCCGCGCGACCCCCGCCGCACTTTCAAGCGTGGCACGGCGAGATGGTTCGATCGAGCAGCTGCCGAGTACAAGTCGACGGGCCTCGAGTTCGACGTTGACGACCCCGGTGATGCCGACAATGTGGCTCGGTTCATCATGGCGGACGAAGACGAGGCAGGCGAACATCTCGACGCCCGCAAGCGCGAAAGCAAACGCGAAGCTGGGAGCGGTACCGTCGAACTCGACCTGACCGTTGATGCAGTGGCGGAGGGTCAGATGACGATCGAAAATGCGCGGGCCGGCGTCGATGGCACTTACCGGATCGAGTCCGTCAAGCACAAGGCCAACCGGAGCGGCGGCGCCACGACGACCCTCGAACTCAAAGAGCCGGCGGATGGTGCCGGCAAAGACAAGCGAGGAGCCACTGATTTCGCACTGCCACGATCCGAAACTCTCGGGTAACTGCCGCAAGCGGCGCACCGCCAGGTAGTGGGGGCTCGCGGATTGGGGTGCGCCGCACGGCCTTTGGAGGCCAGCATTAACGTGCCTGTCCGCGCATGGTTGCGCGATCAGGCTTGTTCCTCAGCCCTGAGGTAGTGAGCCTTTCCCCGCGCCGTAGGATGCGCCCGCTCGGACTTCCCCATGGCGAAGTCGAGTGCAAGCAGCTCTTCGAAAGCTACTCGATCGATTGCCGCTCCGGGCTTCTCGCAAAGCGTCTTGAGGGCGTCGGTTGCGGCTGGGGACAGGTTGGGAGTGGTCATGTCCTAGCCCTAGCGCCTTCTCAGATTCGATCCGAGCAAAAGAAAGGCTCTGCGTTGCTTGCCCAGTGGATGAAGAGTGCCGCTCCTCTAGCTAGGCTCGCGCGACTTCCACGGTCAGGTGCGACAGGTCGTGAATGTGGGAGAGCCGCGAGCGGTAGCTTTCCACCGACTGTGGCTGGCTTGAGCGGATCGAAACGATAGCGGCGTGGTGGCCCGGGCCCACCTGCCAGACATGCAGGTCGGTGATCTTGTCCATCGGCGTTTCGATTGCCTGACGGATCTCGCTGGGCAACTCTTCGTCATCGGGGATGTAGTCCACTAGTACGCGGCCGGCATCCCGGATCAGGCCGAATGACCAGCGGGCAATGATGAGGGCGCCGATCACGCCCATCGCCGGGTCCATCCACTGCCACCCGTAGACGCTGCCCGCGAGAAGCGCGAAGATTGCCAGTACGGACGTCAGGGCGTCCGCCAGAACGTGGAGGTAGGCGGCACGCAAGTTGTTGTCGGCGTCTCCGGCATGCTCATGGCTATGCCCATGGGCATGGTCATGTCCGTGACCGTGGCTATGGTCTTCGCGCAGGATCCAGGCGGAGGCCAGGTTCACCAGCAGCCCGATCACCGCCACAACGATCGCCTGGGTGAAGCTGATATGAACCGGCGCGTAGAACCGCATCAGGCTTTCATAGGCGATGAAGATAGCAATGAGCGCGAGGACGACAGCACTGGCGAAGGCGGCCAGGTCGCCGATCTTGCCAGTGCCAAAGGTGAAGCGAGGATTGTGGGACTGACGCCGGGCGAAGGTGTAGGCGAGCGCGGCTATCAGCATAGCCGCGGCGTGGGTGGACATATGCCATCCGTCGGCGACCAGGGCCATTGAGCCGTAGATAGACCCCGCCACGATCTCGATCACCATCATTGTGGCGGTCAGGGCGATAACGAACCACGTGCGTCGGGCGTTTCGATCGTGATTTGCGCCAAGGAATACATGTTGATGCGTGCTGGGACGGTTCAATGCCATTCCGCCCGGAGAAGGGGCGTGCGGGTGCGGGTGGTCGTGATGATGGCTATGATCGTCGTGGCTGTGGTTCATTTCAGGTAAGTCCTGACTACATCGATGAGTTCGTCGGCGGCCTGGCGACGGGCGCGTTCGGTTTCGGCTTCGAGCACATGATGCTCGACGTGATCCTCGATGAGTTCCGCCGTCAGGCCATTGATGGCGCCGCGCACCGAGGCCACCAGTTGGAGGACATCGGCGCAGCCCAACTCTTCATCGAGGGCCCGTTCCACCGCTTCGACTTGCCCCTTGATCCGCCGGATGCGGGCAAGGAGCTTCGATTTCTGTTTGATCGTGTGGGTCATGGTCAACTTAGTATAGGGGGGTACCCTATCGAGTCGAGTCATTTCGCTCAGAAGGGCAATCATTGGCGCCGGCGTTATGCAGGCCTCGCGTGCGAAGCTATTTGTCTCAAAGGGGGCCGGGCAGCGCGATGAAGCGCCGCCCGGAGGTCTTCAGAGCTCCAGCGTGCGAGTGACGCGGATGATGCGGAGGGTAATGACCGCGGTGGTCCAAAGCCCGCCCACGGCACAGACGACGTAGGTTGCCCAGGCTACCAGTGACCCGGCGCCGGCCGCGATGGCGACGACCCAGGCGACCCCGCCGACTGTGATCCATAAAAGCATGAGCAGCAGGGCCAGCACTGGGAAGGCGTAGAAGATTGACGCCAGAATTGACCGCCGAGCCGGTGGCTCGCGGTTATCTTGATCCGACATAGGTTCGGTCCTTGATTTGAGGAGATGAAGGCGAGGACTTCAGGCTCTCTCGGGAGGACCGCATGCGAAGTAGGGGGATGCGCCGCAAGCCTTCGTGGAAGGCCGCTTCTGCGCCCGCAGGACTGAACGGGTCGGGAATTGGGTAACACCCGGGACGGTGCCGGGAACCAAGCCGGCGTCATGGCCATGTGACGGGGCGGCCGCTACCTGGCGCTGGACCAGGGAAACCCGGTCGGAACGCGAAGGCATGACCCAGTTCGCGTCTGCAAGGCGGTAGGCGGGGCCATCATGGCCGACATCGATGGCCTCTGAGCCCGCATGCGCAAGCATACCTACGACCAGCAGCAGCGCCACCAAGAGCGAGCCGAGTGCGTGTGTGGTCCTGTTTCTGAGGTGGCCGACTATGTCGAGGTTTCCCCTGTCATGCCGTTGCCTATAGCCGAAAGAGGCCAGCAGCGCGCATGAAAAAGAGCCGCGCTGCGACCACGCGGCTCAAAGGGGCATTTGACAAAAGCGGATGTCAGGGCGGCTTGACCAACAACCCGATTTGGTCCCGCCGCCCACAATAACCCCTCCGCCGGCTTAAAGTTCCAGGCGGCGAAGGCTCGTGGGGGCACCGGCCCTCGCCGCCTTTGGAGGAGCCCTTTGGGCAGGGCGTCCCAAGCTAGCGCTGGTAGGTTTAGCCTCGCCATTGGGACAAATCACGATCCTGGCCTCGCCGATCTGGCGGGGCCTTTTTGCTTCTCAACATCGATAGGAGGCCGACATGGCCAAAGGTAATCTGCCAGCGGTGCTGGCGGAAACGCTCGCCTATGAGGGCGGGTGGTCCGATCATCCGTCCGATCCGGGCGGCGCGACGATGAAGGGCATCACCCTTGCGGTATTCCGGCGGTATCGGCCCGGAGCGAGCAAGGAACAGCTGCGCGCCATTTCGGCAGCCGACGTCGAGCGCATCTACCGCGACGGCTACTGGGGTCCCGTGCGTGGCGACGATCTCCCCGAGGGTGTCGATCTCACCGTCTTCGACTACGGCGTCAATAGCGGCCCGTCTCGGTCGGCAAAGGACCTGCAGCGCGTCGTCGGCGCGACCGTCGACGGCAAGATCGGGCCGGCCACCATTGCGCTTGTGAAAGCATCGGCGCCGCGCGCCGTGATCAAGGCTCATTGCGCACGGCGCCTGGGCTTCGTCCAGTCGCTCGCGATCTGGAACACCTTCGGGAAGGGTTGGGCGCGTCGTATCGCGGGCATCGAGGCCACCTCGCTCTCCTGGGTGTCAACCAAGGCCCAGCTCGAGGCTGATGCCAAGCAGGCCAGGAGCACGGCGGCCGCACAGATCGGCGGCGCCGCTGGCACTGGTGTCGTCGGCACGGTCGATCAGACCAATCATCTCTCCGGCCTCCCGATTGGCCTCGTCGTGGCGGCCTTCGTGATCGTGGCCGGCATCCTCGCAATCCGCATCGTCATCAACAACCAGCGGGCCGGCGCGCTCGCCAACGCGGCCAAGGAGGCCTGATCTATGCACTACCTCTGGGATTTCATCGTTCGCTGGCGCACCTGGCTCGTGAACGTGCTCGCCGGCCTGCTGCTCGTTCTGCCGGACATTCTCACCGCACTGCTCGGCTTCGACTGGAGCCTGATCGTGCCGAAGGCCTACATGCCCTATGTCACCCTGGCGATCATCATCATCAACATCCTGATGCGTCCCCGGCCGGCGGTCCGCGCTGACGACCCCGAGGCGGAAGTCACGCGCCTGCGCAAGCACGGCGTCGACTTCACGGGGGAGTTGTGACGGTGCTGCAGGCGATCCTCAACTGGCTCGGAGGCGGCGTGATTCGACAGTTCACGGGCCCGCTGCTCGATGCCTACCAAGCCAAACTCGCGGCGCAGAATGACGAGCAGAGGCTCGCGGCCGAGATGGATATCACCCGGATCGAGGCGGCGCGTGACATCGCCGTCGCCGAGGCGGGGCGCGCCTGGTCGGCTACGTCGGTCGGCCGTTGGCTTATCGTGGTGCCGTTCGGCATCTGGTGGGCAGCGATCTACCTGGTGCAACTGATCAATCCGTGGTTCGGGCTTCACCTCGTGGTCATCGCCGTGCCGCCCGACATCATGGAAATGGCCAAGATCCTCGTGCCCGCCATCGTCATTGCCGATGCCGGCGCGCTTGTCGGTCGCCGGATCGCTGCTCGATGACCCAGGGTGAAGCCTATCGTCTCCTGCTGACGATGATGCAGGATCTCAAGGACGACATGGCGGCCGAGCGAGAGGCTTCCCGACAGAGTCGGGGAGCTATCCGCGATCGCGTCGAAGATGTGGCCTTCCGGCTCGGAAAGCTCGAGACGACAATGGCGGTGGCCGGTCAGGTGGACGCCCAGGTTCGCGACGAAATCGATGCGTTGCGCGCCAGCATCGAGGAGAACCGGGCGGCCGTTCAACCGACCGTGGATGAGTGGCGGCGGATCAAGACGATCGGCATTGGGCTTGTCGGTCTGCTCGCCCTGGGTGGGCTCTCGGTTGGTGCTGCGCTCGCCTGGGCGGGCGAAGGGGCCGTGAACGCCGTGCGGGCGTGGCTGAGGATATCGTAGCTAGCTGTTCGGGCCGCCTCGGACCGGCGCGGCTGATCCATCGGCAATTTTCCGCCCGCATGGAATCTATACACACCAGCTATTGGCAATATTGGTTCGAGCCTGCGACCATCTCGGTCGGTGTTGAATTCGCCGCCTGCCGGGCGGCAGCGGCCGACCCAGGAGACCAGCCAATGAAAGCAATCACGGTAACTGACCAGAACGCCGGGACGGCTGGTATGAAGCTGATGGATAGACCTGAGCCAAAGGCGGCGATCAACGACGTCGTGGTTCAGGTCCATGCGGCGGGCTTTGTCAACACAGAGCTGGAGTGGCCTTCGACCTGGACTGATCGCGCCTCCCGCGTCCGGACGCCATCGATCCTTGGGCATGAGCTGGCCGGTGTCGTCACAACGCTGGGGTACGGCACGACGGGGCTATCGATTGGCCAGCGCGTCTTCGGTCTATCTGACTGGCATCGAGACGGGACACTTGCGGAATACGTGGCCGTGGAGGCCCGCAACCTTGCGCCGTTGCCGGGCGACGTCGATTTTACCGTCGGCGCGAGCCTTCCCATTTCGGGTCTGACCGCGTGGCAGGGCCTGTTCCTGCATGGGCGAGTGCAGGCCGGCCAAAGCGTCCTCGCCCACGGTGGCGCCGGCGCAGTCGGGTCTATGGTGGTGCAGCTCGCACGGGAGGCGGGGGCATATGTTATCGGCACCGGTCGCGCCGCCGACAAGCAGAAGGTGCTCGACTTCGGCGCGAACGAATTCCTCGACCTTGGCAGCGCCGCGGTAGAGGATGTTGGCGGCGTCGATCTGGTCTTTGATGTCATTGGCGGCGAGATCCAAAGACGATCGGCCGCCCTCATCCGTCCGGGTGGCAGGTTGGTGACCGTCGTTGGTCCCACCCATGTTCGGCCACTCGATGGTCAGACGATCGACTTCGTTGTCGAGGCTGATCGCATTCAGCTTGCTGAAATAGGTCAACGGGTGAGGGAGGGGCGGTTGCGCACCAACGTTGGCACCGTAGCTTCCTTGGATGAAGCGGTCGCTGCGCTCAATTCGACCGAGCGACGCGCGGGAAAAACGATCATTCGCGTTCGCCCACCTCTCGAGGGTTAGGAGGCCGGCTCACGTAGTCAATTCTCGAAAAGTTGGAACGGCTTTGGCGAACCTTTCGTAAGCAAACCGGCTCAGCGTTTATGGGGAACGGTACAGGAGGTACCCATGACCGGGAAAGAAATTCACCGAATCCTCATCCAGGCGGACATGCGCCTTCGGGGCTGGAAATGGATGTCCAGGACTGCAGGCAGTCCTTTGCAGACGTCCAAGTGGCTCAGGGAGGAGGCCCGCTTCTTAGGGGAGATTGCGCAGTTCGCGACCGTGCCGAGAGATGCCCAGGTCGCGGTCTCACTTGCCCGGCAATACACAGCACTCGCTGACGATGCGTCACGGGAATAGGGTCGGCTAGGCGTCCGTCCTGATCGCGAAGCAGCCCGCCGTCGGTCAGTTTTGAAGGGCCATTTCGGCTTGTTCGAGCGTGGTGAGGATGCAATCCAGCGATCGGAAGCGATCGGCGACGCGGCTGTCGTTTCGTGCGCGAGGCGAAAGCTCATCTGTTCTTTCGAGAAGCGCTTTTCTCGCTAAAAGCACGCTCCGACGAAGCCTTTCGACGTCGCGCATGAGTTCGGGCACGTCACGATTCGAGGCCGCTCGACGTGCTTTCGCATAGATCAGTCGGGCATCTGACTGCCAGTCTGGAAGATGCAGGTCCACGGCAGTGAGCGTTTCGCGCAACTCCAGAACAAGCAAAGTGTGCTCGGCAGGGCGTCGACGGCGAGGTTGATCAACTTCAATCACTTTTTCGATCCTCCTTGCGTCGCCACAACGATGGTGGTGGATTTCTGTTCCACGAGCTTGTGAAAAGGCTGTGTCGCTCGCCGCGATCCACACTAGATGAGTTTGGATTGTTTGGTGACGTGCGGCCAAGCTTGCCGCTTGGCGTGATGCGACGGCGCCGGCGGCACTTTTTGGGAGCGGGCCGCCGACACCGTCGTCCCCTCGCCCTCGGAGCGGTGCAGAGGACCCTAGAGAATTTAGCGAAGCATAACGGGCGATATATAGCCCTAACGAACTATCGTCCCGCCAGTTAGCTGGGCTCAGTGGAATTGTGCAGATCGCGCGGATATCGATCGCGCATCGCAAGCTCGGCATCGATCCGGCGCAAGCTCTCCTCGTCCTTGACAGATCGCCGACCGTACTCATGGGCCAACTGCACCGCTTGCTGATGCAGATTGCGCCAGGCCATCAAACGCTCTCTGGTCAACTGCGACAAGTCTAGAGTGGTCATCTGGGCTTCCTCGCAAAAAGGACACCGTCGTTCGGTTTTCGGACACGAACTGAAGCAGCGTCCGTGAGAATAAATCACAGTGTCGCCGGCGGGGCCACCTCAACGCGAGTCAACGTCTGTTAAGCAGACACCATAGCAATTTGATCGTTGTTCCGGATTTGTTCTCAATCTAAGGGGCGGGTAGGAACAGGATCCTGCCATGCCCGCTCAACCCGAGCCTGACAACAAGTTGTCCACCTATCCGTGGCGAGAAATCGTCATCAACTGCCATATCTGCAACAGGCATGCGCAGGTGGCCAAGGAGCGGCTACTCAAGAGCTATGGCGACTTGGCCTTGGCCGACCTTGCCCTTCGGATCGCGGCCGATCGCTCCTGCCCCAGGGCGAAGACTGAGGGCTATTGTGGGGCGCGGATGCTGACCGCAGGTGTTGAGACATGGGCATGCCTCGAAGAGGCGATGCATGGGGGATGGATCGCCATGCTGCACTGCAATCGGCACATCGAGGCGTTGAAGCGGGGCAGCGCTTGCAGGAAGCCGTTCGAGCTCTATGTGCCGACGCTGGTCGCCCTGCTCGGTTGGGACTTCCCTCTTGCGCGGCTGCCCAACAAGGTGACCTGCCCCGGGTGCGGATCGCGCTCGTTTTTCATCGAATGGCATGTGCCGGGAGAGGCGCATCGCGGGTGGAGTGACTGA